ATGATGCGGTCGTGGGCGGTTTTTGATTCACCTGTGCAGGATGCACTTCATACTTTGAAATACCGCCATAATGTGGGAATCGGTGATGCTCTGGCAGTGCAAATGAAGGATTTTTTATGCTCGTTGCAGTGGACTGTGGATGTTCTGATCCCTGTTCCACTTGGGAAAAGGCGCTTGAAAGAGAGAGGGTATAATCAAGTTGGGTTGGTTGCGCGAGTGCTGGCTTATGAGGTTGGTTTGGAATATATCCCTCAGGCCTTGTGGAAATCGCGCGAAACGCGTTCGCAGGTGGGTTTGACCATTTCTCAGCGCTGGGAAAATGTCCATAATGCGTATCAAGCCGCCCCTGAGTCTGTGAGGCGCAAGTCCATCTTGTTAATGGATGATGTGGCAACAACCGGTTCGACAATCCAGTCCTGTGCGAGCGCCCTGTTATCCGCTGGCGCGCGGGAAGTTTATGCAATCACCATTGCGCGTGCACTTTCACATCATGATCTGACCCGTGTTTGACAACTGTCTGTTTGGACGGTTGATAACCTTTTCAGGAGGTAGTATATGGCGAACAAAGTTGTAGCACTGGCTCGTAATATGCGGCTCACCGATAATACACGCGAGTACGTGGAGAAGAAAGCGGCCAAACTGGAGCGATACCTTCAGGAAATTGACGAAATTCACGTTGAGTTGTCCCACGTAAAGGCGGCTCGTAACGCAAATGATCGTCAGGTGGCGCAGATCACGGTACGGGGCAGGGGATTTATCCTGCGCACTGAGGAGCGTTCGGACGATTTGCACACCGCCTTTGATGCCGCCTTCGACAAGATGCAAAGGCAGGTTGATCGTTACAAGGGCAAACATCATCATGGGCGTGGTGACGGGCGCTCTGCCGCTGAGGTGATCGAAGAGGATGTGCCCGTTGACGAGACGGGTGAATTGCTCCCGTTGATCGCCAAGCGAAAGAAGTTTATTGTGTTGCCCATGAATGAAGATGAGGCTGTTGAACAGATGCGTCTGCTCGGGCATGACAATTTCTTTGTCTTCTTCAATGCTGAGAAAAACTCCATTCAGGTTTTGTATCGGCGTCGCAATGGATCATATGGCTTAATCGAACCTGTGGTTGGCTGATGCACTGAATTGTGGTTTTATCAAGGAGCGAAAATGGAAATTGATGATGACAACGATGATCTGGAAGGTGTGTCAACGAATGTGGATTTGGATGCCACAAAAAATGTCATCCTTGAGTTGATAAAAGCAGTAGGGGAGGACCCTGAACGGGAGGGTCTAAAGAACACGCCGCATCGCGTATCCCGCATGTATGTGGAACTGTTGAGTGGCTATACTGCCGACCCCACAAAGATCATCAATGGCGCGTTGTTCAACATCAGTTACGATGAAATGGTGCTCGTGCGTGATATCGAGTTTTATAGTCTGTGCGAGCATCATATGTTGCCCTTTATTGGCCGTGCGCATATTGCATATATTCCTGCAGGGAAGGTAATCGGGCTGTCCAAAATTCCTCGCATTGTTGATATGTATGCGCGCAGGTTGCAGGTGCAGGAACGGATGACGCGCCAGATCGCAGATTTTCTTCAGCAGACCCTCAAGCCCCAGGGGGTTGCAGTTGTTGTGGAGGCAATGCATTTGTGCTCCATGATGCGCGGTGTAAAAAAGCATGATGCGCGCATGACGACATCTGCGATGCATGGAGCGTTCCGCGCGAATTTGGCGACGCGGCAGGAATTTTTGGATAATATCTCTCGACCACGGGTTGGGATCAACTGATTCAAGTACGCCAGTGGATGGTGACGGTGTGCTCGGGGGAGACGGTGATCTTTTCACAGAGCGCCGTCAGGAGACGATGGACGACGACGGGGTCGTCTTCCTGCACCCATTCGTGGAAGTGGGTCAGATCGGGGAATTGATCGGTGATCTCGGCACGGAGTTGTGCGGCGTTCTCCCCTTTTTCGAGTTCGAGGCGCAGGGTTTCGAGCTGGTTCTCCAGCTCGGTGAGTTTGGCTTTGGCTTCGAGGGGTGTATAGACTCCGCCTTCGAAGCCTTCCTGTACGCGCTTGCGGCGTTTCTGAATGTCCTCCATTGCCGACTGATAATGACGTTGGGAGTCTTCCTGTTTGTCTTCGAGGGGTTGTGCCTTGTACTTTTGCAGTTGTTCTGCGAGATGGCGCGCCACCAGGTCGACGCCTTCCGGATAGGGAATGATGACGTGAGCGGGTCCGGCTTCGCAACTAAGGACCTTGCGACGTTGGTACTCGGCATGTCCATGGGACCGGCGGTGGAGTTTGCGTCCGCAGACGGAGCAGACCAGGAGCCCGGACAGTGGGAAGCGAGCGGCAAAGTGGCGATTCGTTGTATAGCGGCGTTCCATTTCCCGGACGAGGGAACGATGCGTGGCTTCATCCCACAGCGCTTTATGTGTGCCTTTGCCGACCGTCCATTTGGCGTGCGGTAGTTCGACCTGGCGTTTCTGGTTCTTGCGGCGGAGGTCACGGACCTGCTGAGATTTGTTGAGGGTGACCAACCCGGCATAGTATGGATTGGTGAGGATGTATTTGATGGTGGAGAGATCCCAGTGTTCGCCGCCGTTGGGTGGAAGGATTCCGGACTGATCAGCGTGCTGGGTGATGGATGTGAGGGAGCGTCCCTGTAGGAACAGGTTTTTGCATTGGATGATGAGGGCGGCTTTTTGCGGCTCGAGCTCGGGCGGTTGTTTCTTTCCGATCCATCTATACCCGAAGGGGACGCGCAAGGGTGTGAGTCCGCGGGCAATGCGAGCGGGCATTCCGACTTTGTATTTGCGCCGCAGGTCGTTGATGCGGAAATTCTGGGTGATGCGATGAACATCACGCATGATGGATTCATTCTCGGATGTGTAGGGGTCGAAGTGATCTGGGTCCTGCGGTTCCGCCGGCTGACTGACGGAGTAGAGTTGTTTGCCGTAGAAGCGCAGGGAGTTGGCCACCATATCGGCGAGATCTCCCAGCCTGTCGTATGAATAGATGACGAGAACGTCGAAGAGATTGTTGCGGGCATCTTCGAGCATTTGTTTGAGTTGGGGGATGTCGTTCTCGGCATCATTAAGGTTCACGTAAAAGGAGCGTGACGCACCAGGGACGATGTAGGGTCCTGATGTCTCCTGCCAGTTATGCGCAAGCGCGGCGCGGCGTGCGTTCTCTTCCTGTTGTTGGAGGGAGACGCGATCGGGGGTGGCTTGTTGTTGGGTCGAGACTGCCGACCAGATGGAGAAGCGCATGGGATAGCTTTCAGGGGTTAGCGATCAGCCTTCATGTTTACCCAGTGGTATTGTTTGCGTGGTGCGAGTTTTCGCACTGACAGGAGGATGACGAACAGAGACGCCGCCCCTCCCCAGATTGCCGACCACAGGGCAAGTTGGCGCGGCTCAAAGATGAACATGGCGACGAAGAGCAGGAAGAAGGCAAGGATGCGCTCGAGCCGGCGTGGTCGGTGGCGATTCCCGATCCAGTGGATAAAGGCGCGGTTACTTTTGAAACTACCCAAGAACACCAGGCAGGATAAAAATAGGCTCACAAGGAGCCTGCGCCAGGGAGAACGGATTTGAGAAAGCCTATGTTTCATTGTTCTGTTTGTCGGCTAGTTGGGGGTGTGCTTGTGAAAGTATCTGATTCAGCACGTATTTATAAACCCAGTGTGCTTTTTCTGCGCCACGGAATTCAAAAGAGAATTTTCCGGCGGCTGTTATCAATATGATCTCACTTGTTTGAAATATCAAACCATCGTCGGCAGATGCAACGGCAATCACTTGATGATAGGGTATCGAAACCATGCTCTTCTTTTTGAAGAGAACGCCCTGGTCGTAGAAGATAACACGCTGGTCTGTAATCCCGACGAATCCAGTTCCGGCTCCCTTGCAGTCATATACTGCCTTGAGAGTTTCGCCGGGGATCACATAAGGCGTAATCCGATCCAATTGTTTCTTGTCATCGAAAACCGGGGCTTGTTGTGTTTGGGGTTGTGTCATAGTTTAGTTCTTTCCATACGTTCCTTGTCTGTGGCGATCAACCAGCCGACCGGAACGACAATGAACAACAGGTAAAGCATTTCATAATCTGGATCGATCAGGGCAGGAAATACGAAGAAGGCAATCGCCAGAAACACCCATACCACCAGAACGATCTTTTCACGACGTGTGAACATGGATAAAGAATTCATTACGCTATCACAATTTCAATAAACACTCTTGTTTTTGTTTGACTTTCTGGGACGTAATAAATATTCGTAACTCGATAAGTGTTTGTATCCTTTTCATTTTTGATCTCAAAAGGCTGAAACAATTCTCCGATATGTGGAGGCTCGGTATCTGTTTCGTAAGACAATATCTCTTTGCCTGATACGTCGGTAAAGATAAGATTGTATTTCACCCACTCCCCTTTTTATTGGCAGCCGGCTTGCGCGATTTCTGCTTTGCATCTTCGCCGGCGGCGATAGAGTCTATAAAGCGACCAGCAACGCCACGCATATCAGGTGGGATCAATTTGAGCATGTGGGTCTGTTCTTCGACCCAAGGGTCTTCATCTGGCTCGGGATTCAATCCAGAAGCCACACGCAGGAAATAACTTCTCTCAATTTGTAGGACATCTGCTATCGCCAATAGGTTTTCCAAAGTCGTTCCGCGATCACCCGATATTATCCGAGAGACTTGTGAAGATGTCATGGTAAGCCTGCTTGCCAGATTGACCTGCGACATATTCATGTCACCCATTCTTTTTTTAATTAGCTCACGTGTTCTGTTATTCATTGTAATTAAAGTTACCATCCAGGCATTGACTGCGGGGTAAGTCAATTTTCCTACTTGACAAAATTCTATAATTGCCTATAATACCTAATAGGCAAGTCTAGTTGCCTAAAAGTCAAGACAAATAGGAGCAAGTCAATGGCAGAGACAAAAACCAGTCAGCAAGTGAATACAGACTTCAGCAAGTACCCTGAGTTGCTGATGGCTCTCGACGATATGGTCGAAGCCGACGGCACCGACCGCTCGAAGTTCATCCGTAATCTGGTGCGCCAGGAGCACGCCCGCAGAGCCAAGGTTCAGCCGGAACTGCCCCTCTTCCCTCCCCAGAATAGCGGTAAGCGCACAGCCAAGTCCGTTGCGGCATAAGGTGTGGACATGCCACGGAAAATCAAACTCTCCCCGATCCGAATACGAATCTACCAATACATTGTGGCGTTCAAATCCGAACATGATGGTAACTCTCCGTCTATTCGCCAGATCGGCGATCAAGTCGGTATATCCTGGACCAGTGTCGTGAGATACCACCTAGCTACGATGGAGCGATTGGGCATGATCAAACTTGGCGGCAATGGCGTTTCTCGGATGATCGTCGTGATCGGTGGGACGTGGGCACCGCCGGCAAACATAGACCCTGCATGGACGGTGACACAATGAGTCTCGCCTATCGTCACATGAATTACACGCTCCAAGCAATGGCGCACGAAGAAGCCAGGAAGAGCGCCGAATGGTATGCCAGCCTGCCTGAGGAAGAGCGAGCCGACCGGAGCCACTACTGGTTTGTCGAGAAGAAGTCGAAGAACGGCAAGAAGTGGCTGTTTGTGCGGGATGCGCAATGGACGAAGAGCGAAGCGGCGGCGGCTTTCCGTAAGTTCTACCAGAACCGTGAAGTGAAGTTTCGCATTCGACATTTGCTGGCTTATTGATAGGAGATCAGACATGGGACCGTATTGCAACTTTTGTAACTCCAGATGTTTTTGTCACTTTCCACAAAGGACGCCTCAATATATTTTGGATGCCTATGGTTCATCGACGATTATTGCAACGTGCCGGGCTGGTCAGGAATTTGAAAAGAAGAAGATCGGTTACTGCTACGACGACATCGTAAAAGCTATTGAAGAGATCGATGAAATTGTTAGCGGATCTGATGATGTCAATCCTTATCTTCTGACTGGCGAAGAACTTGAAAGAACAACAGCCAGACGGATAGCCGGAATCAACTGGTGAAACATGAAAACAAAAACACAGATCAAGAGCAAGAGCCGACCGAACCGCCTTGCCATGGGTGAAGTGGTTTCCCGCTACTACCAATGGCTGTGGGACCGTGAGCAGTATCTACAGAAAGCACACGCGGCGGGCCGCGGCAAGCCGATCGCGGTTGTGAAGGTGTAGTGGTCATACCCACAGGATAGCACCTTCGATGAATTCCCCGACTTCCCCTCTGCTTTCCCTGTATTTAGCTCAGTTTTTATTCGGTGTTTTATATGCATTCCTGATCCATTGGCTGAGCATGAAACATTACTTACCCGGAAGCACAGCCTGGAGCGTGGTGATCGGCGATGCGGCAACACTTTTCATTCAGTGGTTGTTTGTGCGAGATGGATGGAATTTTGGAATGACATTCGGGTCTTTTGCATGTAGTGGTTTTCCGATGGTGATCACGTACTTGTACCGTCATCAGAGCAATATGATCCGAGCCAGGCATACCCGCCGACCATGGCCAACAGCGGCGGCAAAAGCAAGAGACGATGCGGTGATGGAATTGGCGATGATGGCAGATGAGATCGCAAACGAGAAGGCAACCGTGGTGAGTATTGTCCACCGGTTACATAAATTGATCGGACTTTTGAATAGCGTCTAGAAAGGTATGCAATTATGACAGATGAATTCAAACCCCAGTTTCCTCCAGCGCTCCTGCGAGCCAGCTACAAGCGATGGAGCAACTCTTATGGCAAGTTTTATGTTGGTGCTTTCTATCGTGGGAACTCCCCGGTGAAATTCACAACACGTATATTCAAGCGGGCTTCGGAAGCCGAAGAGCATTGCCGCAAAATGCTGGCTCGTTATGCCAGGCTGGTGACCGCGAAGATGCTCTCCCTGGTAGAGGTGCCGGCATGACACAACCATCCAGCAGTACCGAGAAAAAGGTCGTAGCCAAGAGCAAAGCCATCTATCGGGCAGTACTGATCATGGAAACAGACAAAGGCGTGACGATCATCATCGGCAGAAATCAATACGATCTGGCGGACCTGAACGAAGCCACTGCATTTATCGATGCGGTGTACGCCAATGCGGCGAGACGGGTATTGGAATTCCCGATGCGAGTGCAATAGCCCTCACCCCCGACCCCTCTCCCAAAGGGCGAGGGGAGAAAAAAAAGACAGACCAGTGGAATGGTCTGTCAGGCGAGATAAAAACCTGCGACGGAATTGATCTCGCCTCCTACTATAACACAATTTTGGAGGCTGTATGAACAAAAGATTTTCAGAACGATCGGTCGAAGTGCCGACCACAAAAGCGGACACGCTCTCGACCCCGACCCAGCGTGAGTTGATGGAAGCCAGGGCGAAGGTCCTGAGAGCGATCGGTGAGCGCAAGGTCGAGCCGACGCCAGGCTTGATGGCGGAATTAGCTTCGTGGAATGTCCTGCTGGGTGATGTGGAGGTGTTCGATGCCTAACGCCATCTCCGCGATCACGGAAAGTAAGTTGCTGGCAAAGGTGATCATTCAGTCGGGCGAACAATTGGAGATCGTGGCGATTTTCGAGAAGAGTGAATACTACAAGTTCTTCTTCGTCTTCACCGCCAAATCACCCAATGACCCGCAGAAGAAGTGGACTCTGAAACGGAATAGTGCCATTTTCGGTATGAAGTTGTTTGACCTGGATACATTCGTGGCTCAGGAAATTAGCTTCAATTTCAGAGGCAAGATGATGGTGTTCACCAACACGAAACTGTATTGTGAACCTGAGTTTTTACGGGACTTCATTCACAAGGTTGGGCATCCATTAGAAGGTGTCCGGCGTGAAATTCCACATGGGGCAACGTTCGACCGGGTAGGCAGGAAGCGCAGCGGTTCTTGGTTCAACACCCGGAATAAGGCATTTGACAGCCTGCCAGCACCTACGAACGAAGTCCTTGTTTATGAAGATTTCTGCGCCGAGTGCGGATCACGACACAATATCCCGCACTTCCCTAGTGGAACAACCAAGTGCATGGACTACATGAAGCTAAATGATCACCCGGGTTTGGAATACACCGGTCGCCGAAGTGGAATGTTTGTCTTTCGTTATAGAGTTTCACAGGCTGTGAGGTAGGGATGGCAAGGAATGCTACTCTCACATGCACGTGTTGCCGAAGGACCAGCGGAAGTATCCGCGAAACCCCGAAAGCCTTTGACGGATGGCAGGTGTATCCGAAAGAGAAATGTCCCAAATGTATTGCCCGCACGATGGCGAGACGGAAACAAGACAACAAAGGAAGAAGGTAAGGATGAATAACCAGGTCATTTTTGTAGCGAACGATTTGATACGTATCAACCCGTCCCAACCGGACACCCCGTTGGATCTTCTCAAGATCCAAGAGATCCAGGAGAGCGTGCTCCGTTCCCGTGGAAACGGCACGAAGGGCATTCTGCAGGTGTGCAAGGCGCGCAAGGTGGGCGAGGTCTACGAGCTGTTCTTTGGTCGCCACCGTCTGGCAGCGTTTCAGGAACTGGCGAAGGACGATCTGTTCTTCGATGAGTTTCCCCTGCTGGTGTGCGATGCGACTGATCAGGAAATGTTCGAAGCGATGGGCGTCGAGAACCTGAGCCGGCGCGATCTGAGCCTGGTGGAAATAGGCGAGATGTTCCGGGCGTACATGGAGAAGTTCCACGCCAACAGCGTGTTGACTTCCCAGGCGTTCGGCAAGACCGACGAGTATGTGCGTTCTGCGGTGCGAATGGCAAAGGCTCCGGAGCCGGTCAGGAAGGAATTGCAAGCCGGCAAGATCACGGTCACGACCGCGCGGGACCTGTTGGTGGTCAATAAATTACTGGGTGAGGAGGGGATCCAGGAAGCCCTGGACGATATCCAGAAGGGGACGTGGGATAGCCCTCAGGAAGCTATTGTTGGAACGTTGAGAAGTACTGATCGCGTGGTTGAGCTGCCTAATCATAGTTACTCTCTCCAGAATGAGTGGGTCGTTGCCACTAAGTACCCTTATAAGTCCCTGCCGGCGTTGGGGGTGCAAGCTGCGGCGAAGATCATAGGGTTTGAGTTGAAGATCCACAGCGACAAGCAGTATTTGCAAAACCGCATCAATGAATTTCAGGAAGGCAAGACCATCGAAGATATGCCGGCATATCATGGCGGTAGTGATAAGACCAGGGAAGAGTTGGAGAAATTGCAAGTGCTGGTGCGCCCCCCTGCCTGCACTGCCTGTCCGTTCCATGCCGTCTTCGATGGTGATCACTACTGTGGCCTTCCTGCCTGCAAAGAGCGTAAGGCGAAGGGCTGGAAACAGAAGATGATCGACGAGCATGTGAAGAAGTTGAAGATCGCTCTCTACGACAAAGAGAAGGATGGGGAGTTCATCCCGCTAAAAAGACACCATGCGCCTGATCAGAAGCTGTATGAAGCCCGCGGCGCCGACCTGCGCGTGCGAGTTGTCCCCAATAAACCATGGGAGGACATTGGCACGGGACACGATAATGTGCAGGTTGTGCTGATCGGAAAGGCTGCTGTCAACCGGATCAAGTCTCAGCAAGGCGACATCGAAAAGGGCATGACCGAGAATCTGGACCGAGAAAATCAACTATTGGTACGTAACACCAAAAACGAATACCTGACCAGGTTTGCATGGGAGGTTACCTCCACTGTTTTTGAGTCTGCCTTGGACGGGATCGATAACCCCGCAGTTCTAAGCGAGATCTATGACTTTGGAGACTACAACCATGACGCGGACTTTCCGGAAGGCGTTGATGATGGTGACGAGCTAATGGAAGCTGCAAAAAAGATAACGAAGAAGCCTGACAGTGCGAAGCTAATGCGCCGGCTGATCGCTCACCATATGGTCTTCCGGTCACTCGATGGAACTGTTTTACGTCATGTGCGGACCTTATCCAAGAAGCCTGTCCTTGAGATCGCAGAGCATCTGAGAAAAATCGGCAAGGAATGGGGCGTGAAACTTCCTAACGACTGGACGAAGCAGGCTGAGCGGTATCAAGCCGACTTGGATGCGGCGCTCAAGGAATTGAAGGTGCAGGCATGAACGGTGGGATGTTGTGGTTCGATTCGGACCCGAAGACTTCCCTGGTGGAGAAGATCGTCAAAGCGTTCATCTACTACCAGAAGAAATACGGGCGCGCCGCAGAGTTGTGCCTGGTGAACCCATCCGCCTTGAATGATCAGAAGCTGGAAGAGATCCAGGGACTGACTGTGCGACCGTGGAAATCTGTTCTTCCGGGTCATTTCATACTCGGAGTGCAGGATGACCCTGACTACGCAAAAGAGATCGAGACGAAGATGGAAGCCAGCCGACGGGAGAACCTATGAAACCGATCGTGTTCTTCGTGGATGGTGAGCCGCGGGCAAAGCAGTCCTTCCGTGCAAACCGGAACGGGCACGGCGGTTTCACGCCGGCGTACATCAAAGCCTGGCAGAGCCGTGTCGGTTGGATCGCACAACAAGCCATTCGCAAGATCGGGATGTTGGACCCGCTCGAAGGCAACCTGACTGTTGAATTGACGTTCTTCCTGGGTGACCTGCGCCGCATCGATCTGGATAACTTGAGTAAGGCTGTGCAAGATGGCCTGAACAAGGTCACCTGGAAGGATGACCAACAGAACATTGACCTGATTTTGCACAAGTATGTATGCCGCACCAGGCAGGGCGTGCTGGTGAAGATCACAGAGAATGAACGACCGGTTGAGATCGGTGAAACGGAAATGAATGACATGATCGGTTTGCAGTTGTTCGATCAATATATGCAGGAGGTAGTTTCTCCATGACTCTGATTACGCTCGAACCTGATATGAGCATCGAGCCGGGCCACCAATGGCTATTGCTGGACGACTCGCTTGAGGGTGCGGCTCTGGCTATCTTGTTGACGGGTGACACGGTGCTGGAAGAACATGACGGATTGATCCATGTACCACACACCGCCGACGTAGACGAACGGATCGTGAAACTGATCGACGAGCTGGCGCATGTGCGATTTTCCGCACCGAACATGGTGCAGATGATCATGGCGGAGGTGACTGAATGACTTTGCCGACACCGCCACGCTATGTGGTGTTGCCTCACGAAGTGATCGAGCAGGCGTACCAGGGCGAGAAGCCCAGGCGCGCGTTGCTGGCTTCGTTCACGCGGTTGATCTCGCTGGCTTGGGAAGCCAAATACGAGCACACGCCGCCGATGAACGAAGAGGAAGTGATCACATTCCTGAAATTGAGCCGCCGGCAGTATTTCGAGCAGAAGGCTGATATGGAGTTGATGGGTTGGCTTCGTTCAACACATCCGCGCCCTGGCTTCGTCCAGATCAGCTTCAGCAGAAATATTGCCGATCAGGTTTCTGCGAGTGCGGAAAATCGCACCGTGAGTGCGGAAAATCGCACTGGTTTTGATGTATTGAGGATTGAGGAGGAGGAATCTCTTAAATTCTTAAATACAGAATCCTCCTCCTCAATCAATCTGTCAGTGCGAAAAATCGCACCAGCAAAGACGCTTCGACTGCAAGCGGACGAGCGCCGCTCTCCGCTCAGCGCGACAGAAAAAGCCGACCACCAGAAGGTTGCGCGAATGATCTCGAACCTGCCGTTGTTGTTCGACCCGATGGAATTTGGTCTGTTGGAGATGCGACCCGCCTTTCGTGATCTGGAACCGCAGTTCGTGTTGGGGTGGATCGTGAAGGCATACCAGGATCGGGAGAAGTTACGACGCGGCGGGGGCGTGATCGGGCTGATCGTATCCCGTTTGAACGGTGTGGAGTATCCCAACGCATTTTTCATCGAGCATTGCAATGACATTCTACCGGAGTTGTACCTGGAGAAGGTGGGCGGGTTGATTGAGTTCGAGTGCGATTACTGCACAAAAAAATTCAACACCCGTGTGAACAAAGAAGAGCACGAGAAAGCAGAACATCCGTACCGATGTATGGAGTGCAATGCGTGGTTCACCACCGAAGAGGAAGAGAAAGTGCATTACGTCGATACACACGACCCGTATCGGATCCGCAAACCAGAACCGGCAACGATCATCGCCATGCCGGCGATCACGGGAGATATTACCCCAGAGATCGCCTGGCAGAGTGTATTGGCACAGCTTCAGATGGAGATGCCGCGGGCGAGCTTCGATACCTGGGTGCGGGATACGCAGGTGATCCGTTACGGCGGTAACGCGTTGACGGTGGGCGTGCGGAATTCTTATGCACGAGATTGGTTGGAGAACCGCATCCGTAGCACGGTGGAACGAATGCTGGTAGGGATCCTGAACCAGAGCGTGAAGGTGGTCTTCACGGTGGCGCAGGATGTGGAGGTATAGGACACATGACACAAAACTTGAAGAAATTGATCCCCTGTACATTGTTGTTTGGCATGGCGTGCCAGTTTTCCTCAACGGGGGGTAGCTTGATCCTGCTGATCGTAGCGGCTGCCTGTCTCTTGTTCGTGATGGCTTATGGAAGTGGATGGTTCAAATGAACATTTTGTCCTTCATCGTGACCTGGGATCCCTCCTATTTACAATTGGACGAGGATACAGGGAAACCATTGTCGATCCCAACAAAGGTACTCTCCAATACCTCGGAGAGTGTCCTTGTGCAGGCAGCAACCAGTGATGAGGTCTCCCGTTTGTTCCAGGGAACAACACCGGCGGGGAATGTGTCACGTGTGATCACGCATGAAGGAAGATTTTTATGGAGAGTTCATAACGAGCCATGGAACACTCAGATCGAGGAAGAATGAAAAAAAATCTACTGGTCATTGTATTTTTTCTGACATCATGCGGGACCGGTTATGTGGCCAGCGGCACGCCGGCGGGAAATGATCCTGCGAACGTGATGGCAGTGAATTCGCCACGGCCATCTGCTACGGCTACCCCTAGCATTGTTCCGAGTGCGACACAGAATCCATTCCTGGATATCTACGTGAGCCAGACCGCAGTCGAGATTGAGCGAATCCGCCTGGCACAACAAGAAGATCAGTTGAGAGCCGACCAGGCATACCAGGATTTACAGTTGACGTCTGACAGCGCCACCTCCACGGCCGGCGCCGCGGTCGCCCAGACTCAACGAGCCGATAAAGAGCTGTCCCTTGCTCGAACTGCCGGCGTACCCAGCACAGAAATTTCATCGAGCGCAACCTCGGCGGCGGTGACTGCTACTGCAAAGATCGAGGAACAACAATATCGCTCCAAGGTATTTGGGATTTGGATATGGAAAGCATTCCTCGCCATCCTGGCGTTGTCTTTCCTGGGTGGTGCGATCTACGGCGGCGTCCTGGCGTTCCGTGGATTGCATTTCCGCATGTCGCAGATGGCGCCGGATGAGAATGGGCGCTATAAGATCGTGGCTGAATCAGCCATCCCTGGGAAAGAGAAGCGGTTGATCAATCCGAACCTTGCGACTCGTGTGAGCATCAGCCCGAAAGATGACGATCTGACGGCTGAGCAATCGCTGATCAATACACAGAGTCACCGGCAACTGGAAGCGACCCGGGCAATTGCTCAATCACCAGCGATGATGCGGCAACTGACGAAGCAGAAACCAGTCGGGAGCGAAGCGCATCTTCCGACGTCGGACGTGGGCATCTCGAAGCCTGAGATCAATTACCTGACCGATGGAGCGGTGCTTACACCGGCGTGGTCACTTATCGAAGGATGGGATGGGGCAGGGGACATCCCATACGGTGTGAGCGCACAGGGCATGGAGAGTGTTTCGATCCAGCAGGTGCCTCATGGCGGGATCTTCGGGAAGACGGGCAAGGGCAAGAGTCGTTATTTCCTGCGTACCTTCATTGCGGGTGCGATCGCGGCGGGTCACCGCGTAGTGATCCTCGGAAAGCAAGCCGACTTCCAACCGTTTGCCGATCATCCAAACGTGAAGATGATCCCCGTCAAGCAGTTCACAGTCGAGTCTGAGGCGGCGCGCTATGCAAATTGTTTGCGGCAGATCGTCGAGGAGATGAACCGGCGCGATGATTATCTGACAGGGAATCATGTCTCTACATGGGACCGTGCCGGCCGCGAGAATACCCTGCTTGTGTTGGATGAGTTGGGAAATTCATTGGACATGATGCCGCGTGAAATCGCAAGCGAAGCGTACCGCCTGGTACAGGGTCTGGTGAAGGAAGGTCGTAAGGTCGGTCTCAATGTGTGGCTTGCGTCTCAGCGTGCGGTCGGCTTCAAGAGCATCGTTGAACAGTTGGGTCGTGCGGTTTTCTATCTGTCGGATGCTGAGGCGAGCCGCTATGCCCTGGGGTTCCCTGGTGCAGAAATGCTGAGGGATGGTCACTTCTATGCCAAGTTCCAGAGCGTGCGCAAGTGTGCGGCGTTCGATCCTACAGATGACGAGCTGACATCATTCCTGGCTGGTCGTTCTGTGAAGACCCATGAGCCGATCAATTGGATCAACGGGACTGTGGTTGGTGAGGAGCAGTCAGAGGTAAGCGGTCAACGAGCCGGCGATCAAGACCGGGCTGGAGAAGACGAAAAGATTAGGAGCGTTCTGGTGCGGATGATTGCTGATGGTCGCGTGAATCTGTCTCAAGTTGAAAGGGAAGTTTTTGGACAGGCGAAGGGCGGCGAACAGTTCCGGCGCGTGCAGGCGATTTATATCGATATAAAGAAAACTACTACTACTTCGCAGAATATTGCCGATTTTGGCACTTCTCCAGCGTAGTAGTAGTAGTAGCGCGGCGTAGTAGCGGAGAAAATATGAAAAAACAAAATGCAAATAGGTTTCATTTTGACTTCGGGATCTTCCTGCTGATCACAGGGGCGCTGTCGAATGTGACCCTATGGGTCGGCGCGTTCGTAGCGACCGAGGCTCAAGGATCCGTTAGTGTGTGGGTACGGAATGCCTTTCTGCCGGTTCTGGGCGGGATCTCGGGTCTGGCGATGGGTATTACGGTGGCGGCTGGGTTGGTGTACGTGATCGCCAAACTCAACAACATGAAGCCGACCAACGAACGAAAGGTGCGCGGCAAGGATGAATACAAGTCCACGCCTAACATCCGCTTTTATGGTGCATGGAGTGCGATCGTGATGTTGCTGGTCATCTCGCCGGCATTGCTGGCTCCCTATGTGTATATGACGATCTCAGGCGCTGGGAGCCTGTTTCAGGTCCTGGGCGAGATGTGGGCAGGGGTGTGGTCGGTTGGCAGGATCGTAGCCGCTGACCTTGCGATGGGTGCGGTCGCATTGGTGCATGGAGTGCATTTTGGTGCAAGCGCACCCGGCGGACAGACTGCGAGCACTGCGAAGGGTGCGACGGAGTCCCTTGCACATCCGACTCGCACTCCGAAGAGTGCAAAGGGAACTGCGAGCACTGCGACGAATGTGCGACTGTGCGATGTGGATGGGTGCGAGATCTCGTACCGCTGGCCGCAGGGCAAGGGAGCGCATTACAAGAAGCATCATCCTGAACTGGTGATACAGAAAGGCATTCCTGCCGGTGTATCGTTGCCGCTCAAGCAAAACACGAATGTTGAGAAGAAGTTGTGAGCGATCTTCGACCGTGGTTTGTGGAAGACATGGCGAGAGTGATCAAGAGTGTAGTGTTCACGGCGCTCGCCAGCAATAACGAGGATTACCGACGCGGTTTTCTGGCTTGTGCAACCGCCATTTGCATGGCTTTTGGGATCGATATAAAAGATGTCATTGCCGAATTTGAAGTATTTTACCAGGAGAAACAGAGTAAGCCATGAAGAAGAATTGGAGAGATAAGGTCATGTGTGTATTCGGATTTTTGTTCTTTGGCGTGACACTTACGTGGGTTGTGTGGTTCGTGTTGAACCATCCGCCGTTCTAAGAGAGACGTTTTGAAAGGATGAAGATGGTGACATGAAATTAATGGCTGTGGTTCGAGATGCGTTACGAACGAAGGGATATGCCTATAAAACCGAGAAGGCGTATTTGAATTGGATCCGCAGATATGTACGCTTTCATTTACCGAGTCATCCGCGGGACGTGGAAACCGAGGGTGTAAAGAAATTTTTAACACACCTGGCAGTTGATGGCAATGTGAGCGGCGGAACGCAGAACCAGGCATTGGCGGCGTTATTGTTTTTGTATCGGGTTCTTGAAGTCGAACTTGGTGACATCGAGATGGTGCGTGCAAAGAAGGACAGGCGTTTGCCAACTGTTCTCTCTGTCAATGAAGTGATGCAAGTGTTGGAGAATATGACTGGCGTGTATCGCATCATGGCTGAGATCATGTATGGAGGCGGTCTGCGGTTGAATGAATGTTTGAAGTTGAGGGTGAAGGATGTGGATATGTTCAATCGCCGAATCACATTGAGAGATACGAAGAGTAACTGTGATCGGGTAACGTGCCTGCCATCATCCGTTATTCCGGCACTGCAATTACATTTAGTGAAAGTTCAGGCTCAACATACAGAAGACCTGGCAAGTGGTTATGGCGAGGTCGAACTGCCGTTTGCGCTTGAGAAGAAATACCCGCGCGCACCGTTCGAGTGGGGATGGCAGTACGTTTTTCCTGCGGCACAGTTTTCGACTGATCCACGAAGCGGTCATGTGAGACGGCATCATATTTTTGAGACGAGTGTCCAGCGGGCAGTGAAAGAGGCGGCACGGAAGGCGAAGATCGCAAAGCCTGTGGGTCCACACACGCTGCGCCATTGTTTTGCAACTCATCTTTTGGAAGGAGGCACAGATATTCGAACAATACAAGACTTGCTTGGTCATAAAGATTTGAAAACGACGATGGTTTATACACATGTCGTTGGGGGCTCGGCAGTACGCTCGCCGTTGGATCGGAATTTGGAACTGCGTGAGGGGATTATGCGGCGCGTAGTTGTAGAATCATGAGTTGTGCGTCGCTCGGGGAGCCTGAGTACACGCCCCCGCTCGCTGGACGCACAACGGGGCGCGAAATGCAATTCGCAATCGTGCTATTAGAAAGGATGTCAATTATGAACGATGAAGCCTTGCAAGAAGCATCAAAGAAACTACGAAAACTGAGGCTTACTGATGTAGGCGGGCGCAAAGAGCATCCTGCCGACACTGTCAAGTCTGTTTTCGAGAGGGGATTAGGTGGCATGTACGATGACGACGCAATCACATATGTACTTCGGTGGGGTATCAAGTATTACCGCGACGCACAACTGCGAATTGGAGCAGACGATGCGGGACATACTTGCCCCTCCTGTAAGGGGCTTCGTATTGTGCGAAACAGTGACGGATTGGGTAGTCAAGATTGTCCCGCCTGCAAGGGAACGGGGCAAGCATGAACGCCCCGCTCGCTGTTCATTTCGCGCCCCGTTGGGCGGCTCCCTTGCCAACCAGCAGAAAGGTAAAACGATGAACGAGAAGAAAATTATTGAAACACTAGAAATGATTGTTCAAGATATGGCGGATGATGCAAAGAATTTTGATGGTAAGCCATTCACTGGTCGCACAGTTGCAGAGTATTTCGGTAATCAGGGTGCGGCAATTGCGGCTCTTGCTAACATTGTCAAATCTTTGGTTGAAAGCCGCCCAACATTGCGTGCAGTTGACCCGCCTTCGGCTCTGGTGGGCGGTGGTAATTATGAAAATTCGGCGGGCAACTAACGTCAGCCGTTGCGACGACACTGCGCTCCCCCCAACGAACGGGGGGGCTTGGTCGCCGCAATGGGCGCGGCGTAAAACGTAGAGTTGCGGCGCTTCATGAAAAATAAGTATTTTGATAGGAGAATAAAATGGCTAGACGTGACACAAATATAATCTTGAGGTGTACCTTGGAAGATAAAAGGATGTTGAAAGAACTTTGCAAACGATTGGATATGAATCAATCACAAATTATTCGTAAACTTATCACTGGCTCGTTTAGAATTTTCAAAGAGGAAGACGCTTTGCTAGACACGAGCGCCGCAACTCTACGTGCACCCGACCAGAGCGGGAGAAAACGTAGAAATGGCAATAAAAAGTAAAGTTGAATTCATAGAATTGGTGCGTGGCATTCCCGCTCTGGACGGGCGACGCCGCGCCCATTGGGCTGACGCTGCGCTCCCCCAAAGTGCGGGGGGCTTGGTCAGCCCAATGGGGCGAGCGTAGGAACGCAGAGCCGGGCTGCCCCTGAAAGGAAAAAGGAGTTGCTAATGAACGTATTGACTAATTCTGAAAAATATCAAGCAATGAGAGACGCGCTGAATGAGTACTATTGGGATAATAGTATCTCGCCAGAAGCAACGGCGGCAATGCTCAATACATTTGCGGCTGAGGTGTCTCGACTGGCTAAATTCATTCAGGATAATTGGTCTGCCCCTGACCCGCGCAGCCCAACTCTGCGTGCACCCGTCCTATCCGAGCAGAAATGCCCTTATTGCAATGGCAGGAAAAAAGTATATGCGTGGTTCAAATGGATACGATGTGCTGTATGCAACGGGACGGGCATTTCAACCCGCTCGGATGGCGGGTGACGCTCGCCCCGTTGTGCGTCGCTCGGGGAGCCTGAGTACACGCCCCCGCTCGCTGGACGCACAACGGGGCGCGAGATACATTTCTCAGTTGGCTCCGAAAGGATATAAAAGTATGGCAAAAACTCTAGTCAATGAAACTGTGTTGGAAGGCGTAATATCAGCACGTATAAACGATGATGATTCGCTAACTATTATGGTTCGCTACATAGGTACAGATGAGCAGTGGTCATGGGAAGATATTATTGCTTTATCACCGGAAGGTGTGAAAGTTTTACGTGACTTGCTCGACCGCGACGCACAACTGCGAAATGAAGCGGACGATGTGGGGCAGACATGCCCCTTGTGTGGGGGAAGGCGGGTTATCCTAAGTGGAGACACGAAGATATTGTGTCCTGCCTGCACAGTGACGGGGCATGTCTAAACGCCCCACTCGCCGCTTATCTCGCGCCCCGTTCGTCGGACGCTGCGCTCCCCCCAACGAACGGGGGGGCTTGGTCCGCCCAATGGGGCGAGCGTAGGAACGCAGAGCCGGGCTTCGCTGAAAGGAAAAAAGAATGATAACAAAAAGTGATGCACGTAAAATTCTTGAAGAAACATGCGGTGAATACATTGCCGTTGATGACGAGTTGGCAGCAAGGGTGGCTGATGGGTTCAATGCAATCCTCGACTCGCGCAGCCCAACTCTGCGTGAAGCTGCTCCGCCCATTCGTGAAGCTGTGTGCGATTGCTTGGCACTTCACAATGCGCAAGAAGTTGCAATCAATCACTGTTTTGCGTGCGGGAAACCGCTTCACTCATGAACGGGCGGGCAGCTTACGCTCGCCCCATTCGGCGGCTTCATCGCTCGAAAGGTTGAATTATGACAGATAGAATCCCCGCACAATGTTTTCACCCTGGCGAATATATCAGGGATGAAATGGAAGCTCGTAAATGGGATGTAGCCGAGCTAGCAAAGCGAATGAGTGTACATGATATGCCCGTTGAAATTGCGGTGTCACTCATCGAGTGCGAACAAGACATTACGCCTAGTATTGCTTTTGGTTTGCGCCGCGCGTTTGGAACGTCCGCCGATTTGTGGATGAATTTGCAGAAGGCTTTTGATGTATGGCAAGAAAGCCGCCCAACACTGCTTGCAGCGGACGTCTTTGAGTCGGAGCCAAAATGCTACTGCCCTGCCGATGGTGTTTACCCTGGTTGTCCTGTTCATGGCAACCGCCGCCGCTAAAGCTTGCCGAGCAGAATTCGGCTTTTACTTATGGCGCTGTGCCGTATGCACCAATAAAAGATTTGCTTGGTTATCTTGAACTTGATTTGGAGAACCGTGAGCTAGACGACAAGGATCATTGGGAAGAAGTGTACCAAGTTATTAATGAATGGCTTCACACGCCGAATTCTAACCGCTCGGCAGGCGGGTGATCCCGCGCCCCGTTCGTCGGACGCTGCGCTCCCCCAAACTACGGGGGGCTTGGTCCGACGAATGGGCGAGCGTAGGAACGCAGAGTTGTCTGCGCTCAATGAAAGGAAAATCATGTCGCCTGAAGAACTTGAAGAATTGCAATATCACATTGCCTGGGCTTTGAAACATGCGCAACGTGCGGTGGAGGCTGCAAAGAAAGCTGATGAGTTTCTTGACAAGCTCGCCACGCAGCGCAGCCCAACTCTGCGTACACCCGTCCATGAGCGGGAGTGGGTTTGCTTAAAATGTACAACAACAAACATGCTTGATGTTCCTATCTGTCAGGCGTGTGGGGCGTCCCGCTCAGGCGGGTGACGCTTGCCCCATTAGGATTCTTTCTTATGGACAAAATACTCTCTGGTATCGAAGATGTACCTGCAATCGCAGATGATAAATGTGGCGTTTGCGGAACGCAATTGACGAAAGAAAACTTTAGTGATTGGTTTATCTTTGTCAAAAATGATGGTCAAATGTATCAAGTGCCTTGTTGTAACCCTTGCCTAGCAGAAAGAGGTAAGGGTGGAGAAAAGGTTTATGAATAACGACACACATGTTTACCCATTGAACGACTTGCAAGAACATGTCCTCGAAGGCGTTGAGTGTCCGTGCAATCCTACAGTAGAAGTAATTGGAGCAGACCTGTTGATAATCCATAATGCTTTTGACAACAGGGAAGTGGTCGAAGAGGCTATTGCCATAATGAATGGCGAAGCCTAACACTTGCCGTTGAGAAGGAGATCGCAAATGACATCACACGGTATTTTGATGAGCGATGAAATGGTACGGCAATATCTCGCCGGCAGGAAGATCATGACCAGGCGCACTCGTGGGTTGGATGTTATCAATAAGAGCCCTAATCACTGGACATGTCGTGGGCTATCTTCGTCTGGTGATCATTTCGTTTTCGACAGTCTGCCTTTGCCTGATCTCCCACGGCAAAAGATCAAGCCTCCCTATGGGTATATCGGTGACGAATTATGGTTCAAAGAGTGTTTTCAGGTGATTTTCCCCTTACCTGTTGTATCTACTGACGGCAGGGTTCACATGCAGGAGTGGAGTGGAAGGCTTCCAAAAACTAAACACGTGAATTTCACTACGGTCTATCGAGCCGATGATGCTAAACGATTCTCTGGCTGGAGACCCTCGATATTTATGAATAAATGGGCTAGTCGTATAGTCACTAGGGTACGCAGTATTCGTGTGGAGCGATTGCAGGACATCGTCCATCACTCCTATGAAGCAAAACAAGAGGGCTTCGATTACCTGGGAACTTTCGATGACGTTCAATGGCGCCCTGGTGTGGATACCGGCAAATGTTACTTCATCGATTATTGGGACTCGTTGAATGCAAAGCGCGGCATGAGTTGGGAGTTCAATCCGTGGGTGTGGGTGTATGAGTTTCCGCAGTATTCTCCCTCACCCCAGCCCTCTCCCGCTGGGAGAGGGGGAGAGGTGGATGGTTGATATGAAATACGACGAGGCGAAGTTGTTGTCCATAAAGTTTGGAGCTTTGATGTCGCAGGCGTGTGAGCGCCTAGAGATCGTTGGCAGTGTGAAGCGTGCAGATAAGCTAGAAGTGCATGATATTGAGTTTCTGATGATCGCCGATGATCGCCGACCGCGCCCGGAGTTTGGTCAGAAGGTGATCCATAAGACGATGCTGGATAAGGTTTTGTTTGAATTGTGTGATACCGGTTTACTGAAACGTGTTATGGGCGGAGACAAGCTTAAGAAGTATGAGATCATCGAAGCGAGAGAGACGGAGGTCAACCCGTTCTGTCTGGAGATCTACGTCGTGCGCCCGTGGACGTGGGGCATCCAGAATGTGATCCGCACGGGTCCTGCGGCGTTCAGTCACTGCTTTGTGACCAATAAGGGTTCGGTGTGCTACGACAAGGAATCAGGTCATTTCTATTACGGCCTGTTGCCGGATGACTGCCAGTACATCCGAGGGGAGACGCGCATCGAGCGCAACGGGCTGACACTGAACCTGCCCGAGGAAGCCGACGCCCTGGCAGTGATCGGCAAAGGTTGGATCGAGCCGCAGGATCGCCGGCGGTTCGCAATCAGAAAAGGATAATGGTTATGAACATGAAAACAGCGACCATGATGGAGAATTGAATCATGAATATGACAGATACGACAGTGGGTGTTGGGTCGTGGTTGAAGCGCGGCAGAAGTCATCCCATCGAGCATTTCATCACTGCCGACGATGGTGACGGGATGTTGATCACTGCCTGCGGAAAGCGGATGCGCCGCGGTCCAGCAGTGTTAGGAACAAGTGGGGAGGACAGCGCCTATCGCTGTGTGACCTGTACCGATGCGGCGAGGGTATCGGCATTACTAGAGATCAAACAAGGAGAATGACATGCAAAGAATATATTTCCACTACCAAAACTTAAACGATGCTCATCCCAAAAGATATTGGTCTCACGGTCGTTTCTGGCTGGGCGACGCGTTTCTACATGCGGAGTGGCATCTTCCCGCGTGGCGAGATTTCGGATTTCGTATCAGCCTGAACAACTACGGCGATACTGCAATAGGTCTATCTATTGGTCTGTTCTTTTTCTGGATCCACCTGTGTACAGAAAACAGGCGTTTGTATAAGTGGCTGGCTCCAATCACTAAACGAAAAGACCAGACTTATACAAACGGTAGAGACATTGGTGTTTCTTTGGATAACTGGGCGTTGCGAGTAAGCCTATGGAGTGACTCAATGGAGCACCGAAGCGTTGACCCAAAATGGTGGAACTTTGTCATTAACTTCAAGGATATCTTTCTTGGGAAGAAGAAGCACAGCCTTGAGATTTTGGGCGAAGGCGAAGCGCAGATAGATATGCCAGAGGGTATATACCCAGCAACTTACAAGATCGAAAAACGAACATGGAAGCGGCCGCGTTGGTTTTCCAAGTCGAATACGGACATTTGGTTTGACATACCAGCAGGAATCCCGCATGAAGGAAAGGGTGAGAATTCTTGGGATATGGATATGAACGCTACATTTGGAATAGGAACCGATTGGGGCGGAAATATTCACGAAGCCGCAAAGAGAATCGCATTACGTTGTTTGGCAAGTAGGTCAAAGACAGGAAGTTTGAGTAGTCCTGCCTATGCCGTATGGCGAGATGATCGCATGAATAAAGGAGAACAATAATGCAAAGCAGAGATGATTTAGGAAACATCAAACAATTGAGTGAAGTCGATCTTTCTGATATTGCTGATTTGGCTTCAAAAATCAAGTCAGCCGAAGAGAAAGGAGCCGTGTCTCATACAATTGCCAAGCTCCCGAAAGCAGGACAGAACGTTGAGATAGGGGGGATGTCATTCCGCGTCGAGTTTGCTGATTTTGTGAAAGGCAAGTTCTACATCAAACTTGTTTTGAGGGATAAGTGAAGTCAGATGGGTGAGCTTTCACCTATCATTCGATATAAGAAACATTATATAGAATGATAATACTTTCGACAACTATCATTATCGAAACCATGAAAACGAGCATATATGACCGCATACCCACGATGGAAACACCTGCTCTCATCCTCATGAGATCGTTTTGGGCTTTCTCCTGCGAAGTGCGAAAAACCGCACCACGCCGGCATGACTATGTGGGTAAGTGCTTGCTTCGTGCAACATTGGAACTTGAGGGACGCGGTGTGCTCCCCTGCCCTTCCAAGTCCACTATGCGAAAGGATAAATCTATATGATTACATCCAAAACATATAAAGCATTATCGATATTAATCCAAAATGGCAAAGCAACTTCGCGTGAATTTGCTAAGGAAATGTGGACAGACGATCCTAAATGGAAGTTGAAGGGTAATCACGATAAACAAGGTGGATATAAACTTGTTTATGCTGGTGGTAACTATCTTGCTCGCTTGTATCGACAGGGACTTGTTCTTCGATGGCGTCCTTATGGTGATGTTGTTCATTGGAAAATTAGCGAAGAAGGCAAGAAAAAGATAGATGAATACTTAGCGAAAAATAAATGATGCCGGCCCAGAGACCAAGTGCCCATCATATTGCCCGCTCTACGATTGAGGCGCAGATGATCTCTCAACGTGTGCGGGCATCAGCCTGGCAGTTGTATGAGCACGAGCTAGAGAGAATGGACCCGCGTACCGGTAAGACTTATACGCCTCGCAAGGCGTTACACAATGTCATGTTGTGGATCGATGGGCAAAAAAGACAGAAAGAGAAGGCAAAGTGTTCACCGACTCCACGCCAGCGTCTTGTTCTCCAGATGATGGTGAACGGAATGAAGCAAAATCAGATCGCCGAGCGACTGGGAATTAGTGTTCGTACTTTGAAGTATCATTTCTCGAGTATGAAAAGCCGACTGGGTGTGGAAACTTTATATCAGGTAGTGGCTATTTCGGTGCAGGAGGGATGGATCCAACCGCCCAAGTGGAACGGAAAGGAGATTGCACAAAGGTACAACTAGCAGGGAAAAGTCTTGTTCATTATTATGAGAGGGACGTCATCCCCACGAGTGTGGGGAATAAACATATTAAAGGAGCTCCCCCCATGTCTACCAATAATCCCCCCATCTATAAGAGTTTGACCTTCTGGACATTGTTAGTCGGTCTCGTGATGTTTGCCGTTCAATTCTATATTCCGACATTCCCTTTGAATACAGTGCAAATCCTTGCGCTTGTGTTGTTCTTTCTTGGTTTGATCGGTGTTGTACCCACTCTGCTTGCACGAGGGTTTCGTGGTGCACTCGCCGGAGGGATCGTTTCTGTACTTGCATTTTGGCAATTGGTCGCGGGTTTTGTGCTGTTCGTGATCACATACTTCTCACCCGCATTTCCCTTCGATACAAATATCATACTGGGTGTCATTCTTTACATCCTGTCTTGGTTTGGAATCACACCGGAATTCCGGGCACGCGGGTTGAAGTAAATTGACTCGAAGCGGGACCCGTCTCGGATGCAGCAGGAGGCGTGTCCCGTTTCTCTGTTTCCCTTTGAAACTTAGTGGAATTTAGCGATGCGCCTAAAAAAACACCAACGGGAGCAGTTGATCAGTTGGATTGCAGAAGGGATGCAAACCGATGAAATCAACGCGCGCGCTGAGAAATTCAAACCTCCTTTCAAGGTTTCCACGGCACTTGTTGCTCATTATCGTAAGACCCGTGGCATACAACTTGGCGAACTGAAAGAGTCCGGCGAGAACGATGCTCTGACTACCGGGCTCGCTGTCAAAGCCAACCGTGTGGAGAATCTCCAGGCGCTTGCGGACAAACTGTATGACGACCTGATGAACGGCGACAAATTATGGTTGTTGCAGGTAAAGGGAATTGGCAGTAAAGAGGACTTCGAGCGCATCACCTATTACGAGTTTAATTCTGCCGAGGTAGCTCAATATCGTGGATTGGTTGACGATATATCTGCTGAAGTCGGCGAACGTGTTCGTAAAACCGACCTGACCAGTAACGGCAAACCCATCGGACAGAATAGGGAATTCCTGAAAGGCTCCGTGAGTGACGAACAACTTGAAGTTCTCGAAGAAGCGGCAAGGATTGTCGCTTCCAAACGCGATCCTCAGCCTGCCCAGCCTGGCTGAGATCGAGGCAGAGCGTTCAAGACGCAGTCTTTCTTATTACGTTCAGAAAGCGTGGCATATTGTCGAGCCGACCACGCCGTACATTGACAATTGGCATATCGGACTGATCTGCGAATACCTGGTGGCGCTGACCGAATTGCAGATCCAGAACCTGATCATCAACGTGCCTCCCCGGCACATGAAGAGCCTGATGACCTGCGTGTTCTGGCCCACGTGGGTATGGGGACCGCGTGAAATGCCGTCTTCGCGTTGGTTGACCGGATCGTATTCCATGAACCTGGCAGTGCGCGATGCGCTCAAGAGCCGGCGGGTGATCCAGCATCCGTGGTATCAGGAACGGTTCGGTGATGGGTTCAAGATGACCGGCGACCAAAACGTAAAGACCCGGTACGAGAACGATAAGACCGGCTTGCGCATGTCGTTCGGCATGGATACAGCATTTGTCGGTGAAGGCGGCGATTTCATCATTGTGGATGATTCGTTGAAGGCGCAGGATGCTGACAGCGACACCGAACGGGAGAAGGTCAATAAAAGCTGGGATGAGTCCCTCTCTACGAGAGCCAACAACCCGAAGACGGTCCGCCGCGTGATCATCGGGCAACGGCTCCATGAAGATGACCTGCCCGGGCACGTGATCGAGAAGATGAAAGAGGAAGGGGCGCACCAGTACGAACTGTTGTGCCTGCCGGCACGTTACGAACCGAACCGCTTTGTCTCCGTGCTGGGGTTGCGGGATCCACGGAAGAAGCTGCGTGAGTTATTGTGGCCCGAACGGGTAGATGAAAAGGAAATGGTCGCGCTGGAAACCGACCTGGGGGAACGGGGGACCGCTGGTCAGCTTCAGCAACGCCCCTCCCCTGCCGGCGGCGCCATCTTCCTGCGCAAATGGTACGACGGACAGAACCGCTATAACCCGGCGGACAACCGGATCTACAACCGCAACGTGGCACGCTGGTTGTTCTTCGACACCGCGTTCAAGGACAAGGAGCAAAACGACCCCACCGCCCTGGTGGTGCTCGAACTGACGCCGGACTATCGTGTACTGTTGCGTCATGCCTGGTGGGACCGTATGCAAGTGCCCCAGGTAACCAGCACCGTCAATGACAATACCTTACGATGGAACTATGACGGCAAACTGCGCGGGACCGTGGTCGAAGACAAGGGATCGGGGATTGCGGTGCTCCAGACCCTGCGACAAGGCGCTCTGCCGGAAGTCTCGGAGCTGTTGATCGAGTTCAACCCCGGGACCGCGAGCAAGCCGGAACGTTTCCGCAGAGCCAGTCCGTGGTGTGAACGGGGATGCGTCCTGCTCCCCCAGCCTGACGAGGGCGTGCCCTGGTTGTTCGACTTCGAGGAATTGTTATTCAATGCGCCGACCGCCAAGATCGACGATCCGCCGGATGCCTTCTCCATGGGCATCCTCTACCTGGAGAACCTGCTGGCGGAGGGCTGGAAGTTGCGGCTCCGCACACGGCGCTAACCGTTACTGTCGTAACAGAAAAACTATCAAATACAAAAGGAGTATGACATGGCAATCAAAACATTAGATGGATATGTAGGAGAAAATGGAGGCTTGAAGGTCGAGTATGTAAGTCAACCCCTTGCCACATCCTCAGTTTTCACCGGGCAGATCACTGTGTCGGCTGCGGGAACGGCTGTGAATGGACCAGATGTCCCTCTTACCAATGGGGCTTACATCAAGGCGCTGGGAGCAAATGCCGGCAAGGTATATGTCGGGAATGACGGCGCAGGTGACATTACTTCATCGAATGGTTTTGAGTTGTCTGCCGGTGATCTGATCATTGTTCAGGTTTCAAACCTGAACCAGTTATGGTTCGACGCCGCAACCAATGGGGATAAGTTTTGCTGGATGAAAGCATAAGAAAATGGATAGAATAAAGTTTCGTTGTGAGGTGTACCATGCGTAACAGGCGTGCGTTTATGATGCTGATGGCGAGTGGGGGAGGGGCGGCTCCTGTGACCTATACCATCTCCGGAACAGTCTACGACGCGGACGGCACAACTACCGTCGAGGGTGCAACTGTTGCACTCGGAGCATTATCGGCGGTTAGTGCAGCGGATGGGACATATACAATTGCGGACGTGCCATCTGGAACATCTGGAACAATGTCATGCACCAAAACAGGTTACTCGTGGGTATCAAAATCAATCGCGTCAATGTCTGGCGATTTGACCGCACAAAATTTCGTGAATTGGTGGTGGGCAGTTGGCGGGATTGCTGAGATTTGTATAGGGGCTTATCAGCCTATGGGTGCGGCAAGTCTTGCCGCGTCTTATATCAACCTTGCCAACCCAACAAACAACGCGGCACCGGGCAGCGCTCCGTCTTTCGACACAGCGGTAGGCTGGACATTTTCTGATACTCACTGGCTTGGTACAAATATAATAGCCGCCGCCAATTACTCCATGATAGGTAGGTTTAGTGGCACAACTGCGCGGGCTAGTGGACATTGCGTCATGGGGTGTGGTTCCCTAAGCACTAACAGACTTTACGTTTTACCTGGTTTAGATGTATCCAATCGGGCGTTTGGGTATGGGTTGCACAAAAGTTTTGCTGGAGCCGTGGATAATGGCGTGATGGCAATCGCAGGGGAGAATTGCTACTACAACGGAGCGGTCGATGGCGTAACCGCTGGTTCAATTACGTCCGGCGAGTTGGAGATCCAGTTTGGCAGGCGGTGGAAAGGCAGTGGCTTTGATTTTCCGCTAAACGGAAACATACAAGCCGCCGCTATTTACAGCGCTGTCCTGACCGCCCCACAAGTCGCGGCACTTACTACGGCAATAAACAACCTCCCTTAATTGGCGGAGGTGACCCGCCCGAACAAACACTAAACTTGGAAAATTTTGACGGCAATGGGTTCAACGTCGTTATTATTCCTGACACGCAATACTACTCAGAGAATAACGCAGAAACCTTCAATGCTCAAACGCAGTGGATTGCTGACAACAAAGTATTGATGAATATTCAAATGGTTTTACACGAAGGCGATATTGTGAACAACGCGACCATAGCAGGACAATGGACAAACGCAAATGCGGCGATGGCAATTCTCGACAATTCCAACGTGCCGTATCTGGCTGCGATTGGAAACCATGACTATGCACTTGAGAGCGTCACTGACCGCACGGCGACAGACTTTAACACTCACTATGGACAAAGTCGGTACACAGGAAAAACGTGGTGGAACGGTGGATTTTACGAGGTAGACCATGCGGAGAACGCATACAACCTAATGACCATCGGCGGAAACTTGTATCTATTCCTCTCGCTCGAATTTGGTCCTCGAGACGCAGTCTTGGCGTGGGCTGACGGGATTATCGCCGCCAATCCAACCGCAACAGTGATTATTGTTAGCCACTCGTATCTGTTTACCGATGGCTCACTGGTCACAACTGGCGACGCGCACGCGCCAGATGGATACCCAATTGTAGGAACGGTCAATAACGGCGATGAGATGTGGGCGGCACTTGTGGATAAATACGCAAATATTTCTATGATTGTAAGCGGACATCACATCGGCGGGCAGTTATCCGCAAAGCTCACTGACATTGGTGAGAACGCGAATATTGTAAATATGATGTTCGCAAACTGGCAGGAAGGCGGCGGAGGCTGGATGAGACTATTAACAATCAATCCGGTAGCAAACACCGTGAGGGTGCAAACCATTTCCCCGGTTGTTGGAGATTGCCTGATTGACGCGGATAATCGGTTTACGTGGCAGTACAAGGCCACATAGAATGAACATTCGATCTGTGTGGGAACTTGCAATTGGCGGCTCGTGTCTGTTCTGGCTTCTGGTATGTATAGCACTATGTGCAATTGTAGGAGCCGGCAACTAGAAGGAAATTGCAATGCAAAGATGACATCATGATGACTACTAACCGTTACGATGGAAACGAAAAGGACTCCCTATGACCCCCACCCCTGTATTCGGTGACACCGCTCAAAGTCAATGGCAACGTGTGATGTTCATGAGTTCGCTACGGGCCGCACAATTGGCGACGCCGGCGGCCTGGTATGAAATGCTGCAAGAGTATTACAACAACAATGGTTTGTACGACATGGTGAGCCAAGCGCTCTATGAAAACGCCATATGGACACCCGGCATGAAGCCGTTGCGTAACCCTGCCAACCGCGCTGTCGAATTCTATGTGTCCAAGATATGGCCGGGCAAGTTGGACAGTGCCCTGCCGTTGGTGACCGAAAACGATACGCTGAAAACTTCCATCCAAACGATCTGGGGCTGGTCGAATTTGAAGAGCCAAAAGCAACCTATGATCCGCTGGCTGGCTACGCATGGCGGACTGGCTCTCAAGATCACACCCCTTCGGGCTTCTGATGGTTCGGTCAGAAGCGTCTACATGAGCCCGATCAAAATGAAGGTGATCACCGACCTGGAGGAGGATAGTCGCGGGTATCTGACCTTCATCCGAATGGATGTGCCGGCTGGCGACCAGACCCATACCGAGGTCTGGAGCAAAAAACAGGGAGGCTACCGGATATGGAAACATAACCGCTCATTGGATACACCCCTGAGTCAATTGGGAAACCCTACCGAACAGAAGGACTTCGGTCAACTGGGATTCGATTTCATCCCGATCGTCCATGCGAAGTTCAAGGACGTCGGCGAGACACGTGGGTTGGGATGTTTTGTGCACGTTCTGGACAAGATTGACGAAGCCAACCGACAGGCGACACGCCTCCACGAGATCCTTTTCCGATGGAATAAGCCGACGCAGGCAGTCAGTGCCAATGCACTCGACTCCAGTGGCAAGCCCCTGCCGCCTCCCACATTGACCGGGCGGGACGGCAGTACCACTGCGGATGGAGACGCCCTCAAGACTGGTGACGACGATCTATTCAGCCTGCCTGGTATGTCGAAGCTCGAGCAGATGGTGCCCAACCTGCAATACGATGCCGCCCTGAACATCCTGAATGCGCAAATGAAAGAGATCAAGGAAGACCTTCCCGAGGTCCTGTACTACGATCTGAAGGATAAGACGGACTTGTCCGGGGAAGCTATCAAACGATTGATGGGACCGGCAATCGATCGCGTAGTGGAGGCACGTGACAATGTCGAACAATCGCTGATACGAGCCGACGAGATGGCGTTGACCATTGCACAGCTCCATGGTCTGAACGGTTTCAAGGACTTGGGGACGTATGAGAAAGGCGATTTCAACCATTCGTTTGCGGAGAGGGACGTTGTTCTGCTCAGCAAGAAAGAGCGTGCTGAGACGATCAAGGTCGAAACCGAAGCCGGCATGGCGTTGAACTTCTCGATGAAGAACAACGGATATACCCAGCAGGAGATCGATGATAATAAGGCGGCGAAGGAAGAAGAACGCACTTCCGAAGGTGCACTGATGGGGAATCTCGTGTTGGATGCGATCCGTAATCGAGACCAAGGGCAACAATAATGCCGCAACGACCTGATGACCCGCAAGGGGTGATGCGACACGCCGGCAAATATGCAGGCGGTACAGCTCTGATCGTACTGGGTGGATATTCGGCTGTAGACTGGGAACAAGTAAGGGACAGCGTCCGACCGGATGTAATTTTGGGTGCGAATGGTGTCAATGCGAAGATCCATGACCTTGATTATTGGATGTGTGCGGAGAATATGACACGCTCGGCGAAGCTGGCAGACGAGGGTGACGAGCGGAGCCGACAATTCGCAGAGATCCTGAATCGTAAAGGTGCACGTGTGAGGCTGGTCAGTCATCGAAGCTGGCACCTGCTCGAAGATGCGAGCGATGCGATCTGCATCCGCAGACAGGGATACGAGCTGACAGAGATCCCGGAAAATTTTACAATCCGAAATTATGGGGAGGGATATTGGAGCGGGTGGATACTGAAACACAAACACGCCGGTGTACCTGTGCATGTTGGCACGGTGGGATTGCACATGTTGCACCATGCCGGCATCCTGGGGTGTTCGGAAGTCCACACCATCGGGTTCGATCTGATGTTCAGGGAGGGCGATGGTCATCACTGGTATCCCTACCCCATTTATCAGGCTGACCGTTTCCGAAACGAAACTATGTTCACGACCTTCGAAGGCATTCCGACACAACATTATTGGATCGAAACGGCTGAATACCTGAAGGCTGTGGAATGGTTGTTCAATCGCGATGGGATGCGCTGGATCGATCACTCGAACGGTTTGTTGACCGCCATGGGATTGGAATGTACACGTCATGCATTGGAGTTCGGTGAATGACAACGTGTACCTTCTGCAGTAGCAATAACACGCACTTGATACAGGCGATGACCGACATTCTAAACCGTCATCATTGCACTGTTTGCATGAATGATTTTTATGTCGAGTCCGTGCCAGCGAAGTATATGATCTTCCCTCACCAAAACAAAGAGCGGCTGTTTATGGAGGCGTTGACAGATGGCTATCATGTCACTGAGAAACCGGGTCCGGGTGTTCTGTTCTGCCTGACCGATTACGATGTCACGTCGCGTCGCCGGCGGCTTGAACGGATGCGTGAACAAGGTGTTCAACGTTTTTTTGTCTATCCCCATGCGGCGCGACCCGCAGTGATCAACGATATCCACACGCCCTGGGAGAATACGACTGCGCAGTTTGTGCCCAGTGAAGGACAGATCGAGATCATGAGGCGGTTTGGCTACGATAAACCCCTGCACGCCGTCGGCTGGCATTTGTGCCCGATCCTGCCATTCCGACGTCGGAAACCTGAGAAGGTGCTCTTCGCTCCGGTCCACCCACGCATGTCGTATGTGGATAAGCAGTTGAACCATGAGACGTTCGAGAAGTTATATCCGCTGGCGCATGCCGGCAAGATCGATCTAACGGTGCGCTATATCCACTCTCTGCCAAACAGCGGTTTATCCCAGATGAAAGGCGTGCGATATGTAAGAGGAGATCAGGATACATCATTCAAGATGATCGATGAAGCCGATGTGGTGATCGCTCACCAGACCTATGCTTATCTTGCCATTGCACGTGGCGTGCCAACTGTGATGTTTGGCGAAGATACACCGCCCCACGATTTCAAGGGCGAGGACGTGCGCTACTCCCCCTCCTGGGAGAAATACAAAGACCTGTTGATGTATCCCTTCGATCTTTTGGCGACTGGGGATGCCATGAAGTTGATCGAGCACGCTTGTGCCTATGACCGTGAGATCGCCGACTGGCGGGACCGCTTGATCGGAAAACCGTTCGACCCTGAATTGTTCTTGAATACGGTAAGGAGTTATCTATGAGTCGTGACACAACGGTCCTGGATGCAATCTGGTGCGCCGACGGTGTATGGCGAGTTCCCGATCTGGATGAACCCGTAAGGAAAAAGGAGCATGATGGCTGGGGGCAACCTAGTGCTTTCGATTATGGTCACGGGATGAAATCTACCTATCTCGGTGTTGATTTCGCTAAGGACGATCCTACCCAAGATGAGATTAGACGGTTTATTGCCAATTCTATGAATCGGAATCTAGCATCCTTGACCAAGGATGCCTATACTTTCTTTCACCATTCTACGAGTACCGATGAACAATAAGATCATCAACAAAATCAAAAACATACACAACAAGTCATACCTGGAACTCGGATTGGGGAACGGCAGGAACTTTGACGGTGTTCTGGCGGTTGATAAAACGTCGGTTGACATAAACGGAAGAGGAACGTTTACAGGAACCACCGATGAATTCTTTGAGTCGCTCACCCATGAAGAGTGGGATGTTATATTTATCGATGCAAACCATGAATATCATTACGTTTTGCGAGATTACAATAATTCAGTCGTTCGATGCAGGGAATGGATTGCAATTCACGATCTGATACCGCCGTCTGAAAAGTATGTGTCGGCTCGCTTTTGCGGGGACGGGTACAAGTTGCTTTATTGCCTGCTTGCACAGACAAACACGAATGTTTTTCCCATGAATAATAATTTTGGATTCACCATGATACGTATGCCCGCCCAACCCATTGCCCCACCTATCGCGTGCTCAAAGTTTACTTACATGGAGTTTCAAAAGTTCATCAAGGATATAAAGTTGTACAGCGAGGAAGAGATCGAGAGAATGCTATGAAGTCTTTCTATGTGTTCTCGCTCCGCGATGCCGCCAACGCTTATGAAAAAGCCCTTCAATCTGCTGGCTATATCCGATCTCAAAACGTAAACGACGCTGATTTCATTCTGACAGACAAGGAGCCGACAAGCGCGATACATAGGGAAAAGTTCATCAAGCTGATAGCCGGTCGTCCTGTGTTCTATTTTCCTCATACGCCATATGCGTACTGGCTATGGGATGGAAAACTTCCCATGCACACACCAATATGCTGTAATTTTGTTGTTGGCGAAGGGGCGGTAATGGGAATGAAGGCATACGGCTATCCGTATCGAGTGGAGAAGGTTGGCTTCCCGCGTTGCGAAGTCAAGCCGTTCAAGCCGACGAATGGAACAAACTTATTATATGCTCCGCCTCGGCTGATGGGTGCCGGCTGGTGGTGGAACCAGGGGGAACGGGAAGCGCATCTCAAGGCTATGAGATGGATTATTGAGAACATCGAAAGTTTCGACAATGTGACGGTCAACTACTCCGTGTCCAAAGAATTAAGCAACGTTACCGACTTCGAAGGATACAGCAAGGTAAGGCTGATGGATATTGGGAACTCTCGCAGGCTTGGAGCCAAAACAGCTATAAAGGCTTTCGATGGTGTTGATTTGGTGATTTCCTGTAAGACGCTTGGTTATCTGGCGGTTGCGAATGGGATTCCCGCTATATTGTACGGATATGAGGAAGGCGAGACATATCGAAGCGACCATTACGAACTGTATAGGTCGCATTATGAATTCCCTCTCAAACTACACAATATGACAATCGATGATGTGTTGAACGTAAGGGCGGCTGAAAATTCATCCGTTGAACAATGGAAGCGTGTCAATATCGGCACGTCCTTTGATGCCGCAAAGTTCCTTTCGATTGTTGACGAGTATTTATAATGCCAAAAATGACAGCAGAAATTTACCCACAATATAAAATAGGACGCTGGACTTATGGAAGCCCTCAGGTTTTGTCATGGGGCGAGGGGGCATTATTGACGATAGGTAATTTTTGTTCAATTGCCAAAGGAGTCAAAATATATCTAGGCGGTGAACATCGCACCGATTGGGTGACAACTTACCCATTCAGCGAGGTATGGGATGTGGCGAAAAACATCAAGGGACACCCCCACACAAAAGGCGACGTTGTTATAGGTAATGATGTGTGGATTGGCGCGGATAGTACCATTATGTCAGGGGTGAAGATAGGAGATGGGTCTGTGATCGGCGTTGGGTCTGTTGTTGTTCAAGACGCGCCTCCCTACTCAATAGTATTCGGAAACCCAGCTAAGGTTATCAGATACAGGTTTGACCGAGCTACTATCGCTTCATTAATTGATCTAGCGTGGTGGAATTGGGACGACGAAAGGATTGTAGAGTTTATCCCAATTCTTTTGAGCGACACTATCAATGAGTTTATAGGCAAGGCACAGAAATGACGCTCCCTGCCCCTCCGCGACCGTATCCGCTCGTGATCCGCATCATGCTGGAATTCAAAGCCTCCCTGCTGGCTGGCGAAGCCGCGCAGATCGAAGAGATGGCGTTACGGTGGAAACAGTCTGAGGACGTGTTGCAAGCCTCGTTCGATGCGCTGGCGTTGGATATTGCCACCCGCCGGCAAAACGGGGAAGAGATCAAGCTCTCGAAGCTGGTACGACTGGACCGATACAAGAGCCTGCTCCAACAGACTACCCAACAGTTGGACCTATATACGACGTATGCAGAAAACCGCGTCCGCCTGGGACAACTCGAACACCTGAAGTTGGGCATCCAACATGCTGTGGATGCGATCCAGGCATACTTTGCTACACGTGGACGGGTCGCCGGCGTTTTCGATATCCTGCCGGTCGGCGCTTTGCAAGCCCTGGCGGGACTGGCTGGGGACGGGTCGCCCTTGAAGCAGTTGTTGATCGCCTCTTGGCCTGATGCGGTCGATGGATTGACCCGTAAACTTGTCGAGGCGATCACCCTGGGGAAGAACCCCATCGATACTGCCCGCGCCATGCGAGACGGGTACGGGGTAGGCTTCCACCGATCGATCAACATTGCACGGACGGAGCAACTGTGCGTGTACCGGACAGCCGGCTTGGAGCAATATAAGACCAGCGGGCTGGTGGCTGGATATAAACGTCTCTCTGCCCGTGATGGACGTGTCTGCCCTGCCTGTTTGATGGCTGACGATGGCACGATCTATTCACTGGATACGCCGTTCGAGGAGCACCCTCAAGGAAGGTGCTCGCAGGTCCCTGTTGTGAAGGGTCTGACACCTGTCACCTGGCAATCTGGTCAGAGCTGGTTCGTTTCCCAGAACGAGGCGACTCAGAAGAGCATCTTGGGAGCTGGACGGTATGATGCATGGAAAGCCGGTCAGTTTCAATTGAGCGATGTGGTCAAGCGTGTGGAGAACGATGTGTGGGGTACATCGTTACAGACAGCAAGCCTGAAGGAGTTGATCAAGTGATTCCTTTAGATAATCCTCCGCCGCCGATCTTTGCGCCGGAGAACAAACCGTTCTGGGACCAGGTGCGCCGGCTTTTGATCTGGCTATTGAGACAATTGGACAAATGGTATGGATGGAAGACATTTGAGAGTCCTCATGAACCTGGTATATAACGCTTACAGCATGGTGTTCTTGATCACTCGTTTACCGGTCCCGCGGAATGATCGTGTGATCGTCGGCTTTCCCTTATGGATCTCCTTTTGCACTCCCATCGAACTGATGGTTGGCGACCAGGTGCTGGTAGATCCGCAAACCTGTGTTGTTGAGATCGTCGAGCGCGCCGGCATAGCCATTTATCGGAGCGGGTGGCTCAATTGACCTGCAAAACGAACTCCCCCCAGCGCTATGACGAAGTTAAGTACTTTGTTGGGATAAATAAATTCATCACTCACTCGATGATCGAGATAAAGTTCAATCTTCGCTACGTCGAGAGCAGGAATATCATCCATTCTCTTCAGGAGGATGGGATCATTTCAGACGACTTCAACGTTGCCCAGGGTGGCTACGAGGTATTGAAGAAAACATACCACAGCCAACCGGAGCCGGCACTGGCACGCCGAGTATAAGACAAGATTGCACAAAGGTACAACTAGCAGGGCATATTGCCAGATGCTAGAATGACATCAATCAAATAACAGGGTCTCCCATCTTCGATGGTGCGCCCGCTTCTAAGAAGGTTGTGCTTTATGCCCGCCTTCGGGAAGCGGGCTTTTTGTTTTGACCCTGCCCCATACGCCGAACGTGATGGCGGCAAAAACACGGAGGAAGAAATGCTTTTCGATCTGCAACGCAGGGGCTTGTACTTTGACAACGACGGTGGTTCAGGTGATTCCAAGACGGATGACAGCGCCGGGGACGATGCCGAGAAGAAAGATAAGACGGCTGACGACCAAAAGACTGGTGATGACAGCAAAGAGAAGAAAGCTGAGGAGAAGAAATTCACCCAGGCTGATATCGATGCAGTCGTGAAGGAACGCCTTGAACGAGAGCGCAAGAAGGCAGAAGATGCCGCCGCCAAGGCTAAGAAAACAGCCGAGGAAGAATCGCTCAAGAAAAACCAGGAATGGCAGAAGCTGGCTGAAGACCGTGAGAAAGAGATCACGGAGCTGAAGCAAAGTGTAGCCGACTTCGAGTCGGTGAAAGCCTCTTCCGAGAAGTACAAGACGGCGCTCGAGGCGCAGTTGAAATCCCACAAGGAGAAACTGCCCAAACATATTGTGACGCTGATCGAAAAGATGGACCCCGTGGAGGCGATGGAATACATCAACGCCAATGCGGAAGCGCTGGGCGCAAAATTCGACACCTATAGTGATACGCCCAGAGAAAAAGAAAAGAAGCTGAGCGATGACGACCAGAAGCAGGCGGCGAGCGCCTCTGCATCATTGATCAATCGCAGTTTCTAACCCAAGGAGATTCACACCATGGCAGACCTTTCATTGGTTACTGCAAATGAAATCAACGTTGTAGAGAGCTTCGAGCAAGCCACCATCAAGACAGAGGAAACCGTTCATCCTGGACAGGTTGGGCGTTTCGTTACGTCAACAGGGCTTGCCACCAAGAGCAACGCATCCAGCGCGGCTGAAGCCGCCGCTTATGGGCTTGCCACTGGGAAAGTTGCCAACGTTGCCGGAATGCCTGTCACTTTCATCCGTAAGGGAGTAGTGGACGGGTTCGATCTATCCGGACTGAATTATTGGGCACCGGTCTACATCAGCATGACAGACGGTGCGTTGACTGATGCCGATCCTGACGTGTATGGCGAGAGCATCCTTGTAGGACGCGTGATCCCCGCCAGTGCTGTCAACCTCGGTACCGCGTTCGATAAGCTCCTGCTTGTCGATTTCCCGCTGTAAGGCAAGGAGAATATCATGGCTAACCAATTGCTTTACGGTTTTATCAATATCAAAGACCTGGCGGCGCGCCGGGTTACCGAAGTGGGTGTACAGGTCGTGAGCGATGCAATCAACCAGGCTGTGGCTGAGCACAACCGTCAGATGGATGCGATCCTTTCGCTGTTTGCGACCCGCACCACCGAGTTCAAAACCAAGTTCAATTCGCCGACCATCGCCCGCCTGCAAGGGTTGGACGAGAACGGGCGCGCCCGCCCGCTCCGCTTTGCGGGTCAGTACGGTGTGGCGTTCCCGATCCAGGATGGCGGTGCGGCTTGGGGCATAACCTTCAAGGCACGTGAGAAGATGACCGTGCAGGAAGCGAACGATGCAACCGCCACGCTGATCAGCGCCGATGTACGCTGGGTGCGCGATCACATCCTTGCGGCATTGTTTGCGAATGTCGCCTGGACCTTCAACGATCCGGAGCACGACGCCCTGACCATCGAAGGTCTGGCGAACAGCGATGCGGTGAAGTATCTGTTGCAGGCCGGTGCCGACGCCGGCGCGACCGATACGCACTACCTGGCGCAAGCCGCCGCGATCGCAGATGCGACCAACCCCTACCCCACGATCTACAGCGAGCTCAGTGAGCACCCTGAGAACGACGGTGAGGTGGTTGCCTTCATCCCCACCAACCTCAAAGCCACCACCGAAGCGCTTGCTACGTTCTACACCCAACGGGACCCGAACGTGCAGGATGGTTCCGGCGTCAGTGTGCTTTCCGGATCGCTGGGTATCCCCCTGCCCGGCGGAGCGCGCAGTCTGCTCGGCTATTCGGACAAGGTCTGGATCGCTGAATGGAAAGCTCTGCCCGATAACTATATCGTGGGCATGACCACCGGCGGCGAACGCGCTCTGCGTATGCGTGAAGAGCCCGAAACGAGCCTGCAAGGGTTCCGGCGCGTGGCTGAGCGCAACGACCATCCGTTCTACGAGAGCCAATGGCTCCGCAGTGCTGGCTTCGGTTCGTACAACCGTGTGGGTGCGTTGGTCTATCGTGTCAGCAATGGCAGTTATGCCATTCCGACCAACTACACCTCGCCGATGGCGTAGCGATTCCCTCACATGATCCTTCCCCTCTCCCTGTTTCGATAGGGAGAGGGGAGATTGAGGAATACATATGCACCCCACTACTCTCGCCAAACGCAAAGCCCTGGCATTGAATCAAATCGTCTTCTCAGCAGGAGCCCTCGCCCGCATTGCCGATCTCGATCCGGCTCTGATCCAGGGACTCAATCCCGCCCATGCCCGTGATGCCCACGTGCGGGATATGTTCGTCATGGAGGGCATTGCCCACCTATTGACCGCCCTGGGCGTGAGCGCCGGCGCGATCAAGGAAGAAGCGCCCGTTACGGTGGAAACACCTGCCCCGCCTATAACTCCCCCCATGGAGCCGACGACCACAGATGACATCCAGACCCCTGCCCCCACGCCCGACTCCTTTGAAGGTCTGCCGGAACCTGTGATCGGTGCTGCGGAAGATCCTGAAGCAGAAACCACTCCCGCCGTAGAAGACGAGCCGACGCCTATTGAAGAAGAAGCGCCCGTTGCCAAGCCGAAGCGGCGCACCAGTTCCCGGAAGAAATCCTAACCATGACCGTTCCCGCCTCTTATACGGAGAAGACTCTCGCCGTCTATATGCAGACACAGTTGGGCAAGGTTGCCACGGTGCTGGCATTGACGGCTGGCGCAAGTTCTGCCGGCGACTTCGAAGAGGCTGTGAACGATACCTTGCTTGCCTACGGTACGACCGACATCTCCACCATCAGCGGTGTGTCCAACATCCAGAAACTGCGCGTGCTGGCGAAAATGACCGCCTGGCAATTTGTGGTAAACAACTTCGCGGCTCTGTATGACTTCTCCGCAGATGGCGGAAGTTATCACCGCAGTCAGTTGTTCGAACAGTCAAAGCAGGCTCTCAAGATGGCAGAGACAGCCGCCCTGCCCTATGACGCGGTGTACCAGGTCAAGATCATCCCTGTAGACCACACCCAGAACCTGTATCGATACCGCCCTGAAGAAGAAACCGACGCCTGATGCGCGGATGGTTCCTGTGCATGAACTGGCAGGGCAAAGCCGACCGGTATATCGATGCCCTTGCACAACATGGATGGCATGAGACGCTGACCTTCGGGAAGGCAGACTTCATCCTGAGTGACATGGATGCGCTGAGCCGAGTGGCGTTGATGAGGCAGGCACACAAAAAGGCCAAGCCGATCTTTTTATACCCACATGCCGCACGCCCGATGATCCAATGGGATGGCATGTTCGAACCTTACAAACATATCGCCGCGAATTTCGTGATCGCCGATGGACATGCAGAGGTGATGCGCCGGTACGGGTATCCCCATCCTGTGGATGTCTGCGGATGGACCTATTGCACCATCCAGGCATTTCAGCCGACCTCTGGACGACGTGTGCTGTTCGGTCCCAACCACCCGAACCATAACGGATGGCTCTCCGATGTGGACATGACGACCAACCACAGGACCTACGAGATCCTATTGAAGCTGGTGCGAGCTGGAGACATCGAGTTGACGGTTCAATACCTGCACAAGCTGGAAGAGAACGGCTTGTGGTACGAGCCGGAAGTAACCTTCCTGCAAAGCGTACCCAACCAATCAGTGGAGAGCATCGATGCCCATGACTTGGTCGTTTCGACACAAACCCTTGCCTACCTGGCAGTCGCACGAGGCAAGCCGACAGTGATGATGGGAGAACAGATCCCGCCACATGCCGGCGTAAACCCTGACTCGTTGCAGTTCGTCGCCTCGTGGGAGAAATACAAAGACCTGTTGATGTACCCGCTGGATATTCTCGATACGGACGAGCCGTTTGCCCTGTTGCAGATGGCAAGCCGCATCGATGACCCGATCAGAGAATGGCGGCGGATGTTTATCGGAAAGCCGTTCGAGCCGGATCTGTTTTCAGGACGGATCGAACATTATCTGGAGAGAAGCGATGGACCAATATTGGAACCGCATTTGCGAAGCCGTTCAGAAGCTGGCACAACACCATAAGGTTACCGTTCCGGCGAATCTTCTGTCGGTGACCGGCAATATGTGGGAACGGGACCGAATACGCCGGCAGGCACTGAATGAGTTTCTTGGGTTGATCAGGAGACCGTCCTATATACCAGACATGCCGTTGTGGGTAATCGCGGAACAGATGGATGGGCATGCACTCAAGACGATGATCCCGGAAATCGTGTCACCGACTACGCCGCCTGTCAATGAGGAAGAGATAGGCGAAGTCGTCGAGCCGGAAGGATTGATGACTGAGGTCAAACCAATACGCAGGCGCTGGAGCATGAAGAATAACTATGAGTCTTAGTTTCAGTCCTGGTGAGTTATCGGATATGCGTTTTGACCAGGAAGCGCACATGATGGATACCTGCCTGATCGCAGAGCCGACTTCCACAGAGGATGATTACAACAACGAGGTTGAGACCTTTACCTGGGCTAGTGCCCCGCAGGAAGTCTGTGGCTTCAATGGCAACCCCAGCCGGGAAGTCTTGAACCAGGTTCCGACGTCGGAAGCGATTGTGCGTGTCCCGATTACTAGAACGATCAGCAACCGTGCCCGTGTTCGGATCACAAAACGGTTTGGTGAAACAGAAGCCAGCCCGATCACCTATGAGGTGGTTGGAATGCCGCGAAGTGGTCCCAGCGGAAAACTGGTGTGGTTGAAGAAAGTGACGGACGGATCGTAATGACTGACGCTTTGGTGAAGATCTTTATCGACTACGTGCTCGCAGAGGTGAACAACGTCTCTGACGAATATCTCTTTGCTGTTGCGCTCCAGATCGAAGCACAGACAAAGGTGAACATTCAGAAAAACGGACAGATCGATACGGGCTTCATGTTGAATTCCACCTATGCACTTTCACGGAAGAGCGACACCTTTGCCAATGCGAACCCGAGCGGTTCGTACAAGAACAGCAACGGAGAAACCGTAAAGCGTGCGATCGTTCCGCCTCCCCCACTTCCTGAGAAAGCACGTGCGGCAGTGGCGGTCGGCGCCGAGTATGCGATCTACCAGGAAGAGAAGAAGCCCTTTTTGTTTCCCGCGGCGGAAACTGTTGCACGTGATCAAGGCGGATCTGCAAAGACTTCCTTCAGGAAACTGTAATGAGCACCGCCGACGAGACCAAGATCGTGCTTGATTTTCTGGAAGACCAGGCACCCATCCTGACTACATTCTCAACCCGCATCTGGGGAGATGCGGAACAACCCAAAGCCGGATACGTGCCAGCCAATGGACCGGCGATCTGCTTCAAGGTGCGAGGCGGAAGAGACGGAGACCCAGGCGTTTTGTTGGACCCGTCGTTCCAGTTCAAGATCTACGGCAATAGCGAAGTTATTGCACGAGGTGCGGCACGTACGCTGCACGATAACTTCGAGGCATTTGCAAATAAAGATATTTTGGCGGTGCGGCGAGAAACGTTGCCCGTGACATTACAAGAACCAGAAACAGATTGGATCTACTGCCTGACCTTTTACCAGGTGATGGTCCGATCACTACCCTAAGTAAGGAGATCGATATGGCTAACCCCTCTGTAGCAAATATTTTAAAAAGCGGCGCGGTCGCATGGCTGGCGCCAACCGGTGAAGCGTTCCCGGATGAGACCTCCATCGCCGCCGGCGCCGCATGGTCCGGCAACTGGGCAAGGCTCGGTTATACCAAGGAGCCGCTGAAGTTGATGTACGAGGATGAGCAACACGATATCGAAGTAGAGGAAGTCCTCATGGCTGTCGGTCGTAAAAAGATCGGCGAAACGGCCTCCATCGAGACGGTGCTCTCGGAGTTGATCGCCGATTATTTACAAATGGCGCTCGATGGCGCCGTGACGACAACCGCGGCTGGCTCGGGTCAGAAGGGCTATGAGCAACTGCTCGCCGGTGATGACAGCGAGAAGACGATCTACACGATCGGCTTCGAGGGCATCCGCTACAACGATAGCGGGATCGCCCTGCCACTGCGCATCGGGTTCTACCGTTGCACATTGCGCTTGAACGGTGAGTTGAAGTTCTCACGCCGTGACGACGATCACACCGGCATTCCTCTCCAGGCGCAGGCTCTTGGGCGCACGGATGCAGGACGCCCGATCTGGTTCCAACGTGTGACGGCGCCAGCAACTTCGTAAATAAGAAATGAGGGGCGGGATAACCCCGCCCCTCATTCATCAGACGATCGAAAGGATGCCATGAAAAGCACTACTGTAACGCTCGCCAGCAGAACTTATACAGTTGAAAGCCTGAAGTTCAAGGCTGAAAAAGCCTGGCGAAAAAAATACGATAAGCCGATCAGCGATCTAGTGTCTGCCATCTCCAACGTAAAAGAGCTTGCAACCAAAGAGTTCGACAAGTCTACCGACCTGCTTAAGGAAGTCAGCATGGTTATTTTGAAACACGCCGACGATCTGGTGAAAGCCATGCTTGACTCTCCAGATACCATGCTGGACGCAATTTGTGACTACTCGCCAGCACTGAAACTTGAACGTACATTCATCGAGGAAAACGCTTATCAGGACGAGATCGCCAAGGCATTTATCGAGGTATTGCAGATCGCATTCCCTTTTGGATCTTTGCTGGGTCTGGTGAAGAACTTTGGCCAGATGGAAAAACAGACTTCGCAGAACTCGCCCGATCCCAGTGGAGTATCTGGGAAGACGAGTTAGACGCTCTGGAAATGGAACTCATGAAGCATGCGTACATACGCCGCAAACGATGGGAATTCCGTGAGCAAGCGATCGCCATAGCTCAATTATTTGGCGGCGGCACAAACACATCTAAAGGAAGTTATACGGCTGGTTATAAGGAAGTGTCCACCGATGAAATGCTCTCCAGAATAGGAATGAACTAATGGCTATTACCCTGGGCGATGCGGTACTATATTTAGCCGCTAATGACAGCAAACTGAACTCCACATTGAAAGACGTCGAGTCTAAAACCATGAGTTGGATAGGTGGCTTGGGTGGGAAGATTGCCATGGGACTGGGTGCGGTTGTCACAGCCGCGATCGGTGGTGCCGTAGCATTGGGGACAGCAGCTTTTGCTGCTGGCAACAAACTGGATGCAGCATACGATACGCTATTAATCAAAACGGGGGCTAGTGGGGATGCTCTTGCTCAATTACAAGCCGATTTCAAATCTGTTTTTTCTTCTATTCCAACGGAAGCGGAGCCGGCGGCGAATGCGCTTGCATTAATTTATCAGAGATTAGGATCCACAGGCGAACAGTCTCAGACTCTCACAAAACAGATTCTAGAAATGTCACGCATGATGGGGACAGACGCAACGGCAAGTGCTGAAACCTTCACGCGCATGATGGGGGATGCTGGCTTATCTGCTGAAGAAGGCTCTCTGATGCTGGATAAGATATTTGTTTCCAGTCAGAAATCAGGGATTGGACTGGACCGCCTCATGGGATTGGCAACACAGTTTGGCAGTCCCATGCGTTTAATGGGGTTCACCATTGACGACACTATTTCTTTGCTCTCGAAATGGGAGAAGGAAGGCGTCAATACAGAACTGGTGATGGGGTCCTTGCGTATTGCAGCTGGAAAGTTTGCCGACGAAGGAAAACCATTGCGTGAGAGTTTGCTGGAGACGTTCGAGTCTATCAAGAACAACAAAGACGCGACAGCCGCATTGAGTAAGGGGATGGATGTCTTTGGGGCTAAAGCTGGTCCCGATATGGTCGCAGCGATCCGCGAGGGACGTTTTGAAATCGATGATATGGTCGCGGCGTTGCAAGGTGCAGACGGTGCGATCCTTAAAACGGCAAAGAAAACCATGGACTGGGGGGAGAAGCTGACGATGTTGAAGAATAAAGCAACGTTAGCACTTGAACCTATCGGCATGAAGTTGATGGATGTCGCTTCTGCCGTACTTGACAAAGCAGGACCGGCTTTGGATTGGTTTAGTGGAATTATTGATAAGTTTGTCGTGCCGGCGTTGGATAAGGCAGTGAATGCTTTTGGTTATCTATTTGATCTTCTTGCGATTGGGGATAGTCTTTTCACTGTCTTTGAGGATGGCTCAACAGTCTTGGAAGGCTTCTTTACACGATTAGGCATGGGGTCGACGGATGCAGAGGCATTAGCTGGCAAGATCATCGAGATTGCCAGCGCAATGGAGCAGTGGATCACCGGCACCCTGATCCCGTTTGTGCAGGAACACTGGCCACAGATCCAGGGCGTTTTGCTGGGGATCGGTGCGGCACTGGCGGCAGCCGGCATCGTTTCCATCGTAACGTCTATTGGTGCCGCGATCGCGGCGGTAGGTGCACCTGTGTTGTTGTTGATCGGTCTGGCGGCGTTGCTGGGGGCAGCCTGGACCAGCAATTGGGGAGGCATCCAGGAAAAGACGCAGGCGGCCATTGAGTTTGTGAAAGGGATTCTGGATGGTGGGATGCAATTCATCAACGACCTGGTGAACGGTAAGCTGGGACTCTTGTCGTTGATCTTCACTGCCGCCTGGGCAAATATTCAATTGATCTTCGCTGCCTTCCAGGCAGGTCTGAGCGGTGACTGGCACCGGTTCGGGGAGTTGTTGCGCACTGCCTGGGATAACTCGTGGCGGGTGATCGGCGCGGTATTGCAAACAGCCTGGATCAACATCCAGAACGGTGTGCGGACCGGCATCCAGAACGTGAAGGATTTCTTCACGAAGATGGACTGGGGGCAGGTCGGCAGGAACATCCTACAAGGGATCGCGAATGGGATCACCGGTGGATTGAAGATCATCGCGGATGCAGCCAAAGCCGCGGCGACCACTGCGCTGGAAGCCGCCCAGGGATTCCTGGGTATCAGCTCGCCTTCGAAGGTGTTTGCTGAGGAAGTCGGCAAGCCATCCGCGGAGGGATTCGGCAAAGGATTTGCCGACCAGATGGGCAAGATGGGACCCGACGCGGGAGGTGCGGCGTTGAATTCGTTTGGCAGTGTGCCGACGTTCTCTGGCGGTGGAGGTGGTGGTCCCGTCCAGTTCACCTATGTGGACCAGCGTTTTATCTCATTGACCGATGAATTCGATGCTGAGCGGATCCTTGCTCCGATCATCGAACGGTTTCTGAACAACCGCGGATACATGAAGGCGACAGCATGACGGTTGTTCTCGATTATGCACCGCTGGGCGATTATCTCCCGATGGGAGATTACCGTTATCTGGGTGCCCCTACCCCGGGACGTCCGCAGTTGTTGTTCGGTATCCTGATCGATTGGGATGGCAACAAAGCCCATAATGGGCGTAACGAAGCCCGCTGGCTCAAGCCTGGCGGTTTGGAAGTTGATCGTGGACGTGAGACCTATCTACGCAGTGACGGGTCTGGTTTCCAGCGAATCGATACCGGGCGATGTTCGATCATGCTGGATAACAGCGATGGGCAATTCGACCCGCGCAATAATTCAAGCCCGCTCTACCCACACCTGTTAAACAAAGAGGAACGTGATGCCTGGGTGTATGTAAAGGATGGCGACTCTGGTGTCCTGTACGACTTGATCAAAGGCCGGCTTGTGGATTTCAAACCGATCAACGACCGGCGTGGGCGCAAGTCGTTCACGTTACATATCGAAGACGGAATTCGCCACTTGCACAAGAACAAGGTCAATGTGGATATCATGACTTCGGTCGATACCGTGGACGCTCTGGGTGCCTGCCTGGATGACGTGCAGTGGCCGTGGGGTCGCAATTTCGGATCATCGGTAGATACGATCCCATGGTGGTGGGTCTATAACCGCTATGCATATCCGGAGATCATGGATATTGTGGAAAGCGAACTTGGGAATTTCTTCGTGGCGGCGAATGGCGATGCCACTTTCTTGAACCGGTTTTATTCAGACGCTGACCCGCTGACTTTGAATGGGTATGATATCAGTCCGGAAGTGAGTGAGAGCCAACCATCAGACACTGTCAAGGATCGTGTGATCCTGCGCATCCATCCCCGTATTTTGCGGGCCACTGCAACGGTGTGGACCATGCTGGATGTACCAATCTTCATTGCCGACGGCGCCAGTAAGACCTTCTGGCCAGAATTCACCTATGACAACCGTCCCGTGCCAGTTCAAAACCCTTTGATCGCGGCGACTACCGACTATACATTCTACGAAAACTCGAATGGCACAGGCACGGACCTGACCGCGGGTCTGGATGTATCTTTTACTCCTTTTGGTCAGGGGGGGAAGATCGTTGCAGAGAACAACTCTGGGACGGACGGATGGATCATCGGAATGAAGATGCGCGGCGATGCGCTCGACTCTCCAGATGCTGTGCGTGCCCAGGCTGGTGACGGTCAGAACGTGCTCGAGATGGATCTGACCTGGCAACAGAAGTTCGGCTCTGGACAGGACAACGCAGACTATATCCACACGTTCTTATCCAACCCGGATAAATACTATTTGACAGTCAGTATCCAGGGAAACCCGGAGAAGCAATTCAGCCGGGACCTCTATCGTTGGGTGGACCTGGCTCTTCCGAGCAAGAGTATTAGCGACATGTTCCGAATATCGAAGATCAAACACAAATTACTCAAGCGGCGAGTCGTCGATACGACATTCTGGCTTGAGCCGACACTGGCATTTTCATCCTCAAACGAGACGCAATTGCCGTTCCAGTTGCCGGCACGATTTGGAGAACCATGAAAAGACTGATCACTGCATTGGACGTAGCACAGCGCGACGGTCAACCGAGCGTGCGCGAATGGATCCGGTATACCTCCATCCAGAAAAAGATGGAAGGATATACACCGGTAACTTTCAATGGCTCTGTGGATGGAGAACCAGTTTATGCGTTCGTCAGTAATGGTCGATGGCTGGCTTTTTGTACCGAACCCGGATGCGATGGATGTGAGTATGTAGATCCTGGAGAACCGATTTTCTTCTGCATGAAATGCTCGAATGGGGAGAAAGGCAGTGCTCGCCAGGTGAAATTTCCGATACGACGCCAGGAATTGGAAGCCGCATTACTTGAGATCCGCATGATGCCTGCCGTGGGAGGCGAACTGGTCAATCGAGTATTCAACTCTCGACCAGAAGACCCTGCATTACGCAGGGACTGGATACCCATCGAGTTGCAGGATGACCCAAGACTCAAGGGGCGTGTGCTTGTCACGGTGTATGGCGAGACGCCTGAGATGATCAGGATCAGGAAGAAGGAGCGTGAACATGCCGGCAACATTTAGCCCAGTTCCCGTGGTCGCTACCGGTGACTGGATCACAGCTGGATGGGTGAACACCTATATAGGCGATAACATGTCGGCGATGTTTGTTGGGACTACCCCAGGAGACGTTGATTATTACCTATCGTCTGTTGAAAAAGGGCGCTTAGCGATCGGCGCAAATCGGACAATCATGGCTTCAAACGGCTCCGCCCCGTTTTGGAGCGACGAACGGATAAAAACAGCTTTACATACCAATACAACTGGACATACCTATAACTCAACCGTGGAACGCGATATGCCCAATTCCAGCAACACGATCACATTGGTAAGAACCAGCACCATCATAGCGATTGGGAGAATCTTTGCGGCACATGTCTCTGGAAATATTTGGTCTCACTTCCGGTTCTCCGTCGATGGAGAAGTTGGACCAACATCTGATCAGACTTATGGTGGAGCCAATGGATATACACGAGTTGTCCTGGCAAGGAAAACAGGAGTTGCCGCGGGTGTACGCACGATCAAATTTAGAGAACGTGAAGGATACGGTGCCGGGCTGACTTATACCGTCAGTAGTTTGCAATGGATCGCTATAGGGATTCCAGAATAGGTGAAGCATGGGTAGATTAGACGATAGTGGCGTGCTGAAAGTGAATGGGACCGACTATCCGCTGGCTGAATATTTCAACCAGCTCTTTAGTGCGGCTCTGCTCGCAGGACAGGCGAACACAGAAGTAATCTCAGCGACAAAGACCCTCGATGATGGCGATTATCAGTTCCAGTTCCTGGATGGCGGCGCGGCTGACAGGGACGTGGAACTGGCGCCTGAGGCGACGACGAACCACCCATTCCTAATCAACAACACAGGCACAACCAACGACCTGATCATCAAGGATGATAGCGGGGTGACGACGTTCATCACACTTGTGCCTGCAGGCTGGGCGTTGTTCATGCCGTTGAACGCCGAGGGGTGGAAGATGATCGAGGGAAGAGACAGTCTCAAAACCTATTTTGATACATTGTATGATCCTTTGGGAGGCGGTACGGCCGCAGATATTTCTGGATGGATGGAGGTCACCGACACGTGGACGCGAACAGGTAATCATACTTTCACGATTCCGGGCGATGTAACGGCAACCTATAGCAAAAATAAAAAAATAAGATACCGTGACGGCGGATCGGATGAGTATGGCGTAATCCTCTCTTCATCCGAAGCCGCTGGGACAACTACCATACAACTTATGCCGAATTCGACGTATGCAATGGCGGCGGCGACCATCACAGACACCTATCTAAGCAACATAGAAAATCCTGATGGGTGGGATACTGGTTTTGATTATGGGGTTTGGACGCCCACCCTGACTGATCTCAACTCAAATACCAGCAGTTTGACAGCTATTGAGTGCCAGTATCATCGTGTTGGTGATACCGTACAGTGCAGTGGTGTGTTTCAAGCGGACGCTATTGCCACGACGCTGGTTAGTTTCAGGATGAGTCTCCCATTTTTCACAGCAGTATTCGACAGTGCAACGACCAGATGCGGAGGGACATTATCTGATGGATCTGCGGGTGTGACCGGGCGTATAGGAGCAAACACAGCAAACGGTGAGGCAGATATTGCGTTTGTCCCAAACCTGACTACCAATCGGACATATTATTTTACATTCATGTTTAAGGTTGTTCCGTAAGATGAAACCTAACAGTATGATTAAAGACGAAGCGGTGATGGGCGAGTTTCTCCGGGTGTATGAACCGGAGAGGAATGTGCATACGTTGGTCAACGGCATGCTCACCAAGCCGTCCTACGCTTTCACGCCTGAGCAGACGGCAGTGGTAATCCAGCAGAAGAAGATCCCGGACTGGAGTTTCTATCAAGGGGATGTGGATTATGCCAAGATGTCCGCCTTGACGAATGCCGGCGTTATCCGTGCCGGGCAGAACCTTTGGGTGGATACGCAATGGCACAAAAACTGGGCAGGCGCAAAAACCAAAGGAATGAAGCGCGGGGCGTACTGGTTCTATGATGACCGGATCGATCCAGGCAGGCAGGCTGATAAGTTCATTGAGTTGCTGAGAGCCGACCCGCCTGAGATGGAAGTCTGGTGCGATTGGGAAAACAGCTACGGCGGAGCTTTCGGCAACCTGCGCGACGTGGTGGCGTTCATGGAGCGAGTAGAAGCCGTCGGGTTCAAGATCGGTATCTATACCGGTTACTACTGGTTCATTGCCCACTCAAACCCGATCACCCATGCCAGCCAATACAACTGGCTCAAGACCCGCCCCCTATGGCTTGCCTGGTACACGACCAATGCATCGATTGTGTTGATCCCTGCGCCGTGGTCAGAGCTGTTCATGTGGCAGTTCGGGACACCGGCTGTCGGCTACGAGTATGGATGCGCCACGATCGAACTGGACATGAACTACATCAACATGACAGAAAATCAATTTGCAATCAGATACGGCGGAACGACCACCACTCCCCCGCCGGACCCGACCGATCCGGATGCGCCGACCAGTGTTTTGATCAGAGTTGGCGGTAGAACCTATCAACCTAATGTAATAGAGGAGATATAACATGGCACAAGGATATAAATGTATCGTATACGGTCTCAATGTTCGTCCCTTGTTTGACATGGTAAACCCAGTCACTCTGATGAGGAAGGATGACCGGGTTTGGGGTCCTGCGACAACGATCAATGGGCTACTGCGCGTGACGATCAATAAGATCTATCGTGCAAATGGAACCGTTGAGCCTTGGGAGAATTGCACAGTAGCGGTCAAGGATAGTTCCGGCGTGTATTTGCAGGCGATCCCCGACGTGGAACCGACGCCGACGCCTGATCCTGCTGAAGATCGTCCTGTAAAAGCGGTTGTCACCATGGCAAGCGGCAGGATCCACGAGGCGACGAACTTCACGGAAGTTGTGTGA